CCGCCAATTATTGGCTTTTTATTGTCGGCTGTCTCTGGCTTTGACTTCTTTTCAGCGCCATGACCAGGTTCGTTTTTCATGCCTTTTTTGGCACTCATACCGCCTGGAGTATTTCTATTTCCAGCGGAATCTTCTTTTGAAGTTGGTGCAGGTCGACCTTTTTCATCTGAACTACCTGATGCAATGTTAGATGTTGATCCACCCATATCATTTTTACCAGCTACTGGAGACTTTTTATTGTCTGCTGTGTCGCTGTGTGATACGTTAACTTTTTCAACATACTCACGCATTTGTTCAGCGTCTGACTTAGCTTCTTCAACTTCGTCGTCGTTTGCTTCGTCAACTTCTTCGTCTGTTGCTTCTAGTTCAAAAGACTCTTCTTCAGCTTCTTCGTCACCTTCGTCACCTTCGTCATCCATGTCCATGTCGCCGCCTTCGTCGTCGCCATCTTCATCTGACATCATTTTTTCAAATTCTGCTTTAAGATCATCTAGAGCATCTTCAAGGTCAACTACACGATCTTCAATATCTTCATCGCTATCGCCGCCTTCGTCGTCCATGTCCATATCCATGTCGTCACCGCCGTCCATGTCCATTTCCATGTCGCCCATCATGTCATCTGTTGGATCTTCTTCAGCTACTTCAAACTCGTCAAGGTCGAATTCTTCCTCAACTTCTTCATCTTTAGCTTCGTCGACTTCTTCATCCTTAGCTTCGTCAACTTCGTCATCTTTTGACTCATCTACTTCTTCGTCGTCTGACTCATCTACTTCTTCATCAGTAGCTTCATCTACTTCTTCATCTTTTGTTTCTTCTACTTCTTCGTCCTCTAGATCAGATTCTAGTAGTCCTTCATAGATATCACGTGATTTTTCTACCACGATTTCGTGGAATAGCTCTTCGGCACCTGCTTTGTCTTCATTGACTAGGCGCTCAAGCATTTCTTCAAACTTGTTACGATCTGCCATTTTCTTCTCCTGTATATGTTTTTAAAATTACCTATGGCTAGGCTGTCAATAGTATTTAGTATGTAGGAGAAAAAGTGCGTAGAAATACGCCAAAAACGGGCCGTTTTTGTTACACCAGGATTAATTAGGTAAGATTTAGCTGTTTTTTGAACTGTTCAACAGTAATTGTCCTGTAATTTGCAAAAATATTTAGTTCTTCGGGCTCGTAATTATCAGCTAGTTTTACACGAATATAATGAATATTTGAATTTTCTTTTATAACTTGTTTGGTTTGTCTTAGCCAATTTCCGTAAAATGTTGCTCCATCTAAACTATTTTTATAGTTCGGAGTATCCGCATATATGTTGTTAAATTTTTTTCCGTCACTTAAACCTTTATAATCAAATCCTAATATGTATATTTTTTCATATCCATGTTGACTTGCAAACCACAACGCTGTCGGTCCGCTACTCCAGCCTTTACTTGGTTGAAAATAATTAAGCTCTTTCATAGAATGATATGCCTTGTTAGGATTAGTCCAGACAGGATGTTTATGCTGATATTTTGTTTTGTTTATTTCTAGAACCATTTTTACATCGACAGCTACTAGATAATCAGGAACAAAACTTCTGTACAATGCATTACAACCATAAATTTTTCCATGCGGTATTAATTCATCTGGAATTATTTCAGATCTACTAGTACCATTTCCTAACACAAATGCTTGATGCTTATCTCTAGGTACATCTGCATGAGGATCATTTTTTATAGGAGGAGGTTTTAGGCCGCGTTTAATTGCTTTTTGTCTACGCCTCTCATCGCGAATACGATGCCATTCTTCTTTTGTGTATTGATGCTTGTCAATCTTTGCCAAATCTTACATCCCGGCTGCGGCTTGCTGTGCGGCTATTCCATACATCTGTCTAATAAAGTCAAGTTCTTCTTGCTTTTCTTTTATATGTAGTTCGCTTGCTTTCCTTGCTCGGTTGATTTGGTTGAGTGTAAGTCGAGTTTTTCTAGTGTCATCTATATCTAAGATGCTGTCATCGCTGAGAGGCTCGTACCTATTATCTTCTACAGGTTCAAGTGTTTCTTTATCGTAATAAAATAGTTCTCTCAGTATCATAGTATTATTTATATCGTTTGTTCAGTTGCAGGCGCTGGCGTTGCGGCGGCAGGAGCATCTCCTGTAGCAGTTTCTGGTCCTGCATCATCTGCTCCAACTTCTGGGTCTGCTCCGTCGGCGGCTATATCTTCAGCACCGGCTATATCAGCACTAATGCCTGCAGAATTAATACCTACGCTACGCATTTCTGCGGCAGCATCATCAGGCATTGGTTGTATGTTTTCTGCATTTTCTTCTTTCCACATACGTTCGTTTTCTGCAATCTCTTCTGCACTCATACCTAAGAAACGTTTCATTGCAAATCTATTTGATACATGTGGTATTTGTGCCATTTGTTGATATGTAGGTACTCTTGCATTATCAAGCTCTGATTGCCTGTATGCGGCAAAGTTTTGTGGAGGTAAAAATTTTAAATCAAACATGCTAGTATCTATGTTTACGCCTTTTTCTAGCAAGTATCTTTTAAATTCTTGATTAAAATCTTCTACTATTAAATTTTGTAATCTTTCGCAGTATGTATTAAATCTTAATTCTTGTATGTAAGCAGTTCCAACTCTTCCATCTTGAAAGGCGTTAGTTCCTTCATCAGCACCTGTAGGGAGATAGCTGGAAGGTATTCGCAAACCGCGTACGAGCTTATTAGTAAAATATCTAAGGTCATCAATTTCTCCTAGGTTAGTACCGCCTGGAAGTGTTTCAACTTTTGAACCACGCCCTTCAGCAGTTTGTGGAAAAAAGTAATCTTCGTTGATTGACAGCGGATTGTAAGAACTGTCTATAACATTTGTGCCTCCGCCTGTTGACGATGGAATACGCCTTTGATGTATTTCCGTCTTAACACGTTCAACAAATTGCATAGCAAGATGTGATGGCATGTTTCCCACATCAACGTAGAATACCCTGCGCTCTGGAGCACGTTGTACACGATATATAATAATTGCATCTTCAAGCAGTTCCTTTTGCTTGTAAACTTTAAAAATGCTTTCTAGTAATGAATTACCAAATGGTGCATTGTTATCTAATCCTTCTGATAAACTTAGATGCATCATGTGTTCAGCATCAATTGCAATTTCACCTTGTTCTTTGTTAAATCTTGTACTGTTTGATACGTTAGTGCTACCAACTTGTCCTCTTGCTCCACCTATATTATATTGACTACCAGGAGCAGTAGCATCACCACTTGTTGTATATGGTGTTGTAGCAACTAAATCTCTAAAATTAAAATTTATATCTTTAACGATATACTGTTCGGGTTTTTTGCCTTCTGATTCGTTAACAATTATTTTAGTAACTTTTGCAGGATCAACATGGAATAATTTTTTTGTTTCTGGATCACGCATAAAAAACGCATCGCCCATTTTAAAGACATTACGAAAAATTCTAAACATGCGTGTTTCGAATTGATTCATTTTACACCACTGTTTTAAATATTGTCCCAGTATTGTAATTTCTGAATTTGTAGCATTTTTATGAAAATTAAATGTAAAATTTGTTTGATTTTCTTTGCTTTGTTGTGTGCAAAATTCTGCAAGTATATCTAGTGCGGCATTGACTTCTGAATCCATATCCATTGTGTTATACTGTCCATAGCGTTCTACTCTGTTAGGAGAACCTACATACACATCTGGTAAAAAGGAAGAATAATTTGAACGTGCTGGACCAACTCCTGCAGCACTAGATCTTCCTCCCATAGCACTGTAACCACCGTCTGGATTATTTGTTGCATCTATTGGTGTGAAATATTTTTTCCAACTCATGTATTATATACCCTTTATAAGGTTGCCTGCACCTCTAATTGCTTTGATTTGCTTATCGCCAAGTACAGCTTGTCTAGTATTTATGGCAATTAGGGTTGATAATTGTTCATTTGCGGTTGTCATTGCATCTATAAGTTTAGTGATATCTTGACCAGCATTTTGATTTCCTGTGTCTATAGCAGAAGCAGTCTGTGCGGCATTCATAACAGATCCTACAGAATCTGTAATTATTTCAGGTCCTTGTTCACCTGCGACATATGTGTTTCCAGGAGAGATAGATCCACCTGTTGCTCGCTCAATAGGTTTATCTCCGCCAAAAAATCCTTTGAACCATCCCAAAATTCCGTCAGTAATTTTAACTTCGTCTACACTAGATTTAATATCACCTTCTTCTGCTCCTTCTCTACGTGTTTTTGCAACTTCTTCTGCAGATGCATTTGGATTGCCTGTAATTGCTTCAGCTTCTTGTGCTCTATTTTCTTCGGATCCAATCGAAGTAAGGGCCCGTGATGCACCGTTCAATAATTCAGGATTAAACGTTTCATTTATTGCTTTGGCAGCTTTACCCAATGCTGTTGTAATCGTATCATTACTTTCTATGACTCCTGCTAAACCGTCACGTGCAACTTTACTAGCATTTCCTAATCCTACTTGTGCTTCGTTCATAAATTTAAGAGCTTGTTGATTTTTATTGTTAAGTTGCACTTGATTTTCAGTTTCAGTAGCCATCTTTTTCAACAGATTTGCATAGCTTTCTGCTGTGGTTGCTAACTCTCCGGTAGAATCTTTCATCCTTTTGGCGTTTTCATTAAGTGCATCAATTGTTGCACCAACTTCTTCAAGTGCGTCTGCTTGACCTTTAGCAATATCACTTACTTGAGATAATGTTGCTAGTCTTAAACCTTGTTCGCTGTTTGCATATTCAAGGGCTTTTGCGGCAGCTTGTTCAGAAAACTTAGCCGCAGCTTCTGTGTCACCACGTTTTGTTGCTTCGGCTGCTTGTTTTGCAAGTGCAAAGGCTTCTTTGTTTGTTGCGGCAAATGCCTGTGTAGCTTTGCTCATTGGCACACCGGTTTGCACCAAGTCGTCCATTAAGTTTCTAAGCACAGCTGGTCCGCCTGCTAATCCTTTTTGTGCGGCATTGTAAGCGTCAGTAGCTCCTGCTACACCTTGCTTTTCTAATAAACGTAATTTTGCCTGTGTAGCACCTGCATTTTGACGCTCCATTAATTCATTTTTTATATCTTTAGCTTGTTTGCCAGTCAGTTTTGAAAGAGTATCAAATGATTTTGCCATTTCTGCGGCAGATCTTACCCTTTCTGCATCATTCATTTTTTGGAATACACCCGAACGTCTTTGTAGTGCAATTGAATCCATTAAAAATTCATTGGATTCTTCAAGCGTCATTCCTAAGTTCATAAACGCATCTATAGTGCCAGTGTCAAACATTGCCGAACTTAGTTCAGCAAATCTTCTCGATCCTTCATTTATTCCGCCGCCAAGTGCTGTAAGATTTTGTGCATTACTAGCCATTAGGTTTGTAAACTCATCTAACGGCATTCTAGTTGCCGCGGCAGCTCTATTAAGCTCACCTAAGTTACCTTCAAACCCTCCACCTGCTTTAGCCAAGGCATTAAAAGAAGTACGGCTTTGTTCCATGTATTTGATAGCCTCAACACCGACTGTCTTAAACACTGAGCCTAATCCAGGTAAGGTCTTTTCTACCATTCCCATAGATGATTCAGTTAATTTTGTTAGCGAGATTGAGCCGGTGCCCATTGCTCCAATAAAATCACCTGATGCGGTTTTAATACTCTTACCTAATTCTCGTGTATAGTTTTCTCCGCCGCCGGCACCACCGCCGCCGCCTCCACCACCAGAACCTCCACCACCGGCTAGTTTTTTCTCAAGTCCTTCGAGAGCCTTGGTTAATTGATCTATTTGTTGCGAGGTTACTTCAGCCAATTATAATACTCCTATATTACTTATTCTTGTAAATAACACTATAATGTATTTATCGGAGAAATAATATGAGTACTTTTCTCGAACAGCATAAAAGACAACCTAAGCTGTTTATTGACTTACCTAGTGAAGGAGTTCACTACGACGATACTGTGTGCAGACAAGTCAAATCTATGGCAGTTTTTGGTATGAGTGCTATGGATGAAATATTACTCAAAACACCAGATGCCTTGTTTAGCGGAGAAGCTACATATCAAGTAATAAAAAGTTGTATTCCTGATATACTTGATCCATGGCAATTAATTGGTTATGATATAGATTATGTGCTTTTAAGCATAAGGATTGCTACTTACGGAGAAACAATAGATATTGTTACTAACTGTCCTAAATGCGAAACAGCAAACGATGGAACAGTCAATCTGCAAGGACTATTACAACAAGTAAATAATTATGAAATTAAACACACTTTTACTCTAGGACCTTTGCATTTTGATTTACAACCGATTTCATACAGACAAACTACTGACTTTAGTGCTGAACATTATACATTGCAAAGACAGATTATGCAATCAGAAAATTCTCAAATGCCGCAGAAAGAAAAAGATAACCTACAAAACGAACTCATGTTACAAAGTGCAAATTTAAATTTGCGTATTGCTCTATCACATATAGAAAAAATTACTGATGGTGAAAACGAAGAAGCAGATCCTGAAGTAATTTTTAAATTTGTTTCTGAAAATGATGTAACATTTTACGACAGTGTGAGAGACACAGTAATGGAACTTACACAACGCTGGAAGTTGCCACTGTTTGAAAGCAAGTGTCAAAACGAAGAATGCGAACATGAATTTAAAACTAAGTTAGATATGGATTACGCAAATTTTTTCGGAACCAGATCGCTCCGCTCGAGGAATCTGACATAATAAGTCTATCCAAGGACATGGAAAATGAGACCAAACAGATTAAAGACGATGTCTACAGAATAGGTTGGTACATGCGGGGTAGTTTTACATACGATGATTTAATGTTTAAGATATCAACAGAAGATAGAAAAATTTTAAATCAAATTATCAAAGACAATATAGAAACAGTCAATAAGACTAAGATGCCCCTGCTTTAATGCCTTTGGCTTTGTTGCGTTTGGCTTTTTTCATAAGTGCAAGCATTTTAGGGTCATTCATAATTATATCTTTGATTCCTGTTTTAATTTCAGATTTAGTTACAGTTTCAAAAATTGGTTCTTGAAAGTTTTCTACTTCAAGACTTTCCTTGCGTATAAATCCTGGCACCTTAGAATAACAACTACTATCCTTTGTAATGTATCTAAAAGTAACACAAAAATCAACAAGGCTTCTTTGTGTAAAAGTAGATTTCATAAGAAAGTCTGACAATGCCGCATGAAACCATTTCGCTTCTAACATTTTTATCACTGCATAAATTGCTGCTTCTGCACCTACCCAAGTGATCAAATATCCAATCCAACCTACTGGACCTGCAAACAATGCACCTGCTCTTAAAACCATAAGTATCTTTTTTACCATTGCCATTGCTACGCCTGTTGCTACAATAGCTGTTAGAGTAGCCATAATATTGCTAGTCAGTCTATCAGCAAATCTAACCTGTGCTTTGTTTACATTAGGAGTACCTTTTACGCAACCTTCTTTTTCATATACTTTAGCAAATACTTGCAAATCTCTAAAAAATTGATCAGCACCAACAAATAGAAAAAGTATAAGCCCGGCTCCTCTACCGCCTATAGCCGCGCCAACTGCTTTTAACTTGCTTCCAGTCCTTGCAAGAAATCCAGATTTTGGTGTTTTTAATTTATCAGGTTTAGCATCAACATCAGCTTTAGGATTTGCGTCAGGTTTTTCAATACCCTTTTTGTCAAGATATTTGTCTGCGGCACGTGTGCCTTTTGATCTATCAACATTTTGCCCTTGTTGGTTTGCTATGTTTTTAAGTTTGTCTGCAGGACTTAATGCTTTTGGCGACAAACTTTTCATTTGATTTTGCGCCATAGCACGATTTCTATGTCTGCCAACAGTGTCACCAGTATCTACATTTATAACATTAAAACTTTTGCTTCTACCAGTACCAGTTACTGATACTTTGTATTCTGCTTCTTTTAATATTTCACTCACAAACATCTTATAATCCTTATTATGAATATATTTATCAATTGCTACTTCGTAGCAATTAGTTTTCGCTTACGCTCAAACTAGTTACTTCGTCTAATAATAAGTGCGAAGCACTTACGTTTCATGTAGATTGTTTCAGTCAGACGGAACCTAACAGCGGTTCCATCTACCTCAAGCTTCATGTGAGTTTGCACAGCCGAGATCGGAAGTAGGTGTTTGACTATGCTACTGGGCTCTGACCTTTCCCAACCTACGTCGACATCACACAATAATGTGCTATCCCTAGCTTCGTTCCTATTGCTTAGGGTTTTCGTAGCATACAGCCTGTTGGACTCGCTAGTATCTGACGGCGCAGTACGCAGTCTCAAAGCGGATCATACGATCAACAGTGTCCTGATTTGCCTATTTGTTTTCTAGTAGTGCCTTACGCAACTTATCTGAACCGCCAACTCTAACATTTATAATTCCGTTGTAATAATCATCCGTCTCTAACACACGGCGGTCAAATTGTTCTCTAGCCTCTATGTAACTCATTTCTGCTCTGCTTTTGCAAAAATAAAGTATTTCCCTTGTGAATTTTTTTGGGCCTAACTTATCTACATCTGCCTGTAATCTTTCAGAACTACCCCAGTAGTCCTGCCAGTCACTTTCTTTGTAGCCTCGTCTTTTATTTTTTTTGCCTTTTAATGGTGGCTTGGTAGTTTTAAACTTTGCTAGTTTTTTGCCTACATATTTTTGCCCGGTAGTGGTGTTGGTAATAAGGTACACAAACCCTTCATACTCTTCAGATATAGAGTCTATTACTTTACCGTTATAAGTCCACTGCATGAACTTATATACCGATGCTTAGCCTTCTTCGCCTTCTTTTTTGGTTACACGACTTGTATTATGCTTCATGTGTATTTCATCCATACGCAACTTAGCAAGTGTGCGGATTTCTCTTAACCAGCGCCTTGCTTCTCTGTGTGTGCGTACAGAATTACGGCTTTCAAATTTTTCGTTAGCCTTGAAATACTGCATATAAGCCTTAGTCAACTTATCGTGTATATCATCTTCTATACTCATTCTACTATCTCTATGTCGTTTTCATAAGATGTAAAGCCATTTTCTTTTACAACTTTCATCAAATGATTGACTCTGCCTATAAGTTCATCCTTATGTGAAATAAGGAATACATTTTTGTCCCTCTCTCTGCCCATCTTCTTAATAACAGCAAGTGAACTTTCAACACCTGCTGTATCCATTCCGCTATCAATTAACTCATCAATAAACAACAAGTTAACATTCTGATATAGGCTTTCCCATACATCTCGGAATGCAAAGCTCATACCAAGTATCAGCCTATTACGTTCTCCTCTGCTTAAATTATCAAAGTCTAAATCTTGTCCTAATTGTGTAATTTCTACATTTAAATCGTTTTGGAATAAAACTTGATGTGGTAATCCTAGCTTGTCAAGATAATAAGTCAATCTATTGTTTAGGTATGTAAGATTTTGATCAATAATTTTTTTACGTATAAACGAATCTTTGTTAGTAAGAAGTTTAAGTAAAAATTCTTGATGATCTTTGTAATTTGTTAAATCATTTACAGGAGTCCAATCTAGTTCTTGCATAGCAGTTGTTGACAACTCATCTATCTGTGACTGATACGGATCATTTTCTTGTTCTTTATTGTTTAAATTTGTACGCAAACCTTCAAGGTTATTTCTATGGTCATATGCTTCTCTTATTGTTTCATAAAATGTTTCTGGTCTTCCGTTTATATCACCAATGTCATTTAATCCTCTAATAATCTCGTCTAACTTACCAGCTACTTCTGTTTGATATGCCATTGCATCGTTTAATTCTTTATTTTTATTTGACACAATTTCTTGTTTTTTATCTTCTTGTAGTTCTTGTCCACATGCATAACACACAGCATCCTGTAAATTTGCGATGTCTTTTTCTACCTTATCTACAGACTTGGTAGCACGTAGTAATGCACTCTCTAATGTGCCTTTTTCTTTATTAAGAGCCGTAATTGCATTGTTTAGTTCAGTCCAATTTTGTAATTTTTCATGTGCTTCTAATTCTTTTTCAATGTCAACACGTACTAATTCGTCTATACTACGTTGTAGTTTTTCTATATCTTTTACTTTTTTAGCTTGCCAAGCACGTTGATTATTTTTAAGACTGTTTATAGTTGTTTCAATTTTACTATTCGCAGTTTGTATTGCTTCAATTTTAAGAGTTTCTTGTGTTGTTGCATCTTTTGTTTGTTTTATTTGATCTTTAAGACTTTCGGCTTTTTCTGATAGGATAGTTATACCTAATAGTTGTTCGATGATAGCACGTTGATCATTTTGTCTCATGCTTAAAAACGGTTCTGTATATGTGTTAAGAGCAACAATGTGTTTGAACATATCATGACTCATACCTAACAAGCCATTGATGTATTCTTGTGTTTTTCGGCTGTCGCCTTGTGATTCGTCAAGGAGCTCTTGTTCTTGATTATCGATATAGAACTTGAGTACATTAGGAGAGCGTCCTCGCTCAATCCTGTAGTCTTGATTATCCTTTTCGAAGTGTAGGGTGACCAACATACCTTTAGAATTAGTCTTGTTTATAAGATTATTCCGTTTGATGTTGGTCAGTGCTTGGCCGTACAGGGCATATGACAGTGCATTGATAATAGTTGTCTTACCTGTACCGTTTCGTGAACCAGAATCGTCACCTCCTTGATCGAGATTTTCACCAAGCACGAGTGTTAGTTGCTCTTTGTTGAAATCAACAGCCTGCGTTTGATTACCAACACTCATAAAGTTTTTTACTGTTAAATCTTTTACTTTTATCATAGTTCGTTATAGATGTCCAATAGCATTTTTTTGTTAAAATTATCGCTGTCAATTGCAGATATTTCTTTACTTACAATTTCGTCAACTGATTCAAATTTGCTTATGTCTAGTTCAGTTGAAATTTCTTCAATTTGTTTTTGCGGAATAAGTGTAATTTCTCTACACTGATGATTATTAATGTATGTTTCTTTTATAAACTGTGCTTCTTCATATGAAATAGGCAAGTCGAGTGTAACACGCAAATACATATTAGGTTTAATTATATTCGCGTCCGGATCAAGCAGTTTACTTAAAGTAGTTGTACGATATTTGGGACAATCAGGCCAATCAAGATAAACTGGCTCAGCATTATTTTCTCTATCTAATATCATCATTCCACGATTATCGTCCCAAGCATCTGCATAATTGTGTGGTAGTGCATTTCCGATGTAGTGTACTTTTCCTTGTTTTTGGCGTTTATGAAAATGTCCTGAAAAAACATATTCTTGGTGTTCAAAATGAGATGCTTGTAATTCGCCTGTGTCTGGCATCTGCACCATAGCATTCATATAGAAACTAGGAAGTTCAAAATGACCGAACATATACTTGCTCTTAATTTTAGAAATCTTTTTCCATTCGTCGCCAATTAACCAAGGAACAAGTGTTACGTCATCGATAGTTGTAATCTCATCAATAAATGTTATACCTGGAATATACTTACTAAACGCAGTAGAGTTTATATCACGTCTATCTTTGTAATATAAATCGTGATTGCCGTCAAAGAAGTAAAAATTTTCAAATGCTTCTCCAACTTTTTCCATACAACGAATGGTTACATCCATTGTAGTCAAGTTAAGACTATTACGATTATGATGCCAATCGCCGCAGAATATGCCTGTTTCGCATCCGTTTTGCTTTGCCTGTGCAATATACCAGTCAATAAAACGTTCGCAGTCTTCGTTGTGTACTTTTGAGTTGCCTTTAAGTCCGAAATGAATATCTGTAAAGACAGCCGCTTTTTTAAACAATTTAGAGTCCTCTCGTATTTTTCTTTATTTTACAATACTTTGTGTATAAAGTCAACTACTTTTTTGACATCTCTTGTTCTCTTTTTACAGCCGCTTCCCATTCACCTGCATGTTGTCTAGTATAACTAGGATTCATGTCGTTCATTTCAAGAATATCGTCTCTAATATTTTGATTACGTTTTTCTAAATTTATAACACGTACAAAACTATTAGTAACAGCAGCGGTGTAATAAGCAAAAGGGTTGTTTGATTTTGATTCATCGAATTGTAGTCCTATCTGTGCTAGTTGTAATATTGCTTGTCCTCGCATTTCATCATTATATGTGTAGCCACGCACATTTCCGCGTGTCGCATATCTATCGCAAAGTTTCATCCACATCATAGCAAGTTTGTTTGTTGCTTTTCCGTGTGCTAAGTTAAAGTAACCGTTTTCCATACCACCTTGCCAATGCGATTTGCCTACGCAAATTAGTTCATCATTTTCGTTGAATCTGTAATGTTGAAATGGGGGGAAGTTTAGTTTTACTCTTGTGTCAGCTACAGTTTTAGGATTCTTTTTACGTCCTGGTTCTTCAGGTATGTGTTCAAATGACATAACTCTAAAAACTACATCTGTTTTATCAATTTTTCTATAATCGATTTCAAACTCTGCTTGTTTTACTTTACGTCCTTCTGCTTTTGCTGATTCGTAAGCATGTAGTGCTAACCTTTTTGCTTTATTTCTTTTTGCTTCTGCTATTGTTCTTATATTTATTTTTTCTATAGTAGGAAGTATAATATCAAATCTATGATCTTCGTCTCCTACAAAGCTACAAAAAGTACTTTTTGATTTATGTATTTCTGCTAGTATGTCTCTATTGTTTAGATAGTTTACTCGTCTTGCCATGATTTCTCCAAATTTATAGTTATATTATAATATACGCACATTAAAAAGTCAACTAAATACTTACATAGGAGTACGAAAAATGCCAATTAATTTTCCGAGCGTTGCCGCAAATTTAAAATCACAAGCAAGAAACATTCAAGGCAGTGTTGAAAGTCTTGTAGGTGCAGGCAACATCAAGCAAAACTTGACAAAAACGTTTAATGATTTCAAAGCTAATCCATTAAAAGCAGCCGGTAGTCTATTTGGTAAAGCATTGCGTAGTAGAGGATTACCCGGATTTGGTATGCCAATACAAAGATTTGCTCCTTTTACAGACGTGGGCTTTGTAGGTGATGAGTATGATTGGCGTGTAAGAATTAGTTTACCTTCAGGTAATAACTTTGAATCTTCGCCTTATCTACAACCACTCTACGAAACAAATGGTTTAATTTTTCCCTATACTCCCCAGATACTAATTAGTCACAGTGCAAGCTATAATCAAATACAACCCGTACATACTAATTATCCTTTTATGGCATATCAAAACAGTAGAGTTGAACAGTTTAGCATTGTAGGTGATTTCTTTATTGAAAATGCAAGAGAAGGTGCTTATTGGGTAGGTGCTGTACATTTTTTACGTAGTGCCACTAAGATGGCATACGGAGCAACAGATCAACAAGGTGCACCACCGCCTATTGTTAAAGTAAAAGGCTACGGTGATTTTATGTTTAATAATGTACCTTGTGTAATTACACAGTTTAGTGTTGAACTAGGATCAGAAGTAGATTATATACAAGTTCCTAGCCCTATAAACGCATGGGTGCCTGTGCAAAGCAACATACAAGTTACATTGCAACCTATATATTCAAGAGCTGCTGTTGAGCAATTTAGTCTTGCAAGTTTTGTAGGTGGTGCATATAATGGCAAAGGTTCCGGCGGAGGATTTATCTAATGGCAACATACGGAAATAGTAGTGCTTATGCTAAAACAAAATTTAAGAATAATCAATTTTTAGATATTTTAACTATTAGACCTGTACCAGAAAATTTTGACGATGTAAGATATGAGATAGAGCCGCAATATGCATATCGACCTGATTTACTTGCATATGATTTATACGGTGACAAAAATTTATATTGGGTATTTGCACAAAGAAATATGGATATTATAAAAGATCCTGTATATGATATGGAGCCTGGCGTGGAGATTTTTATTCCACAAGGTGAATCGTTGTTTAGAGTATTAGGAATATAAATGCCAATTGGAAATTTTAAACCACAGAATCTGTTAAACAGAGCAAAGGCGGGTGGATTCAGCATAGACAACGCTGTAAGCCAAATACAATCTCAGATTCCTAATTTAAAAACACCAGGAAACATAGATATAAACGGAACGCTTTCGGGAGTACAAAGTCAAGCACAAGCGGCTGTAAATGGAGCAGTACAACAACTAGCAGGCAAAATCAAATTACCCAGCGGTTTAGATTTAATAGGACTTACTGGAATAGGTAATATTTCTGGATTACTAGGCGGTGGAGGAGGACAAAGCTCGCTTAATGATTTGGGTGGCGGATTACCTTTTCCTAATCAATTAGAAAAATTTGCAAGTTACAATTATATTTTTACTTTAGGATGTTTGACTGCATATGAAGTAAATTTTCCAGATTTAACCTATCGTTATAACGATCCTGAAGTTTTAGTTTTAAAGTCAGGAGGAGGTGCTGGACCAGCAAAAGTAAGGACTGCTTTTGAAACTACAGGTGCTGTAGAATATTTTATTGACGAAGTAACAATCAACACACTTATTGCACCGGGTGCAGATACAAAACAAACGAATGCAACAAGCATAGATTTTACTGTTCAAGAACCTTACAGTATGGGCATGTTTTTACAAACACTTAATCTAGCGGCTAAGCAAGCAGGACATAAAAATTATATTGGAGCTCCTTATGTTTTAAGTGTTGAATTTGTAGGTTTTGATGATAATGGTAATTACATGCGTCCAGCAAAAGCTAGACGTATTTTTCCTTTGAATTTTGTAGACGTATCTTTTAAAGTTACAGAAGGCGGAAGTAACTATACAGTGCAAGCAATACCTTACCACGAAAGTGCATTAACGGATCAAGTGCAAAAAGTAAAAACAGATATAAGTTTATCCGGAACAACAATAGGTGAATTATTACAAAGTGGTCCTGGTAGTTTATCAACAGTGCTTAATGACAGAGAAGTGCGTAACGAAGAAGCAAAACAAACACCTAGAGGAGATCAGTATGTAATTGCATTTCCACAAGAATTATCTAGTGTAACAGATGTACTTTTAGGAGCAATAGACAATCAACAAGGTGCAACTACTAAATCAAAATTAAGTCAAGCAGGAGAGCAAGTTAGAGAGTTTTCTGAAGCAAATAAGGATAAAGCTATAAAACTTGCATTTGGCGACATAGAAGATGACGAAATGCTAGAAATAGCAGAAAGAGAACTACAAAACATAAAAGGCTTTGTTCTGAAAAGAAGCGAATTTGGTGAAAAAATAAAAGAAAACGCAGAAAACGAAATTAACATCAATGACATAGGCAAAAGTAAAATGGTAAAAAGTTTCCTAGACGGAGGCGAAGTTCCTTTTGGAAGACCAAAATTTACAGAAGTAAAAGACAAACCAGGAGTATTCAGCAGAGGAAGTTTATCTATCAGCGATGAAGGAAGAAAGTTTACATTTAAACAAGGTTCAAAAATACAAGATATAATTGAAGAAATTCTTATACTGAGCGACTATGGTAGACAATTAGCCGAGAATGTAGAAAATCCAGATGCAAACGGAATGGTAGATTGGTTCAGAATTGAAGTAAATGTATATCTTGTTGATGAACCCGAAGCAGTAAATGTAAAAGGAACCTATCCAAAAGTTTATGTGTATCAAGTTATACCATACAAAGTGCATGTATCAAAAACTGCAAACAGAAACACAGCAACTCCTGGACTTGATAAAGTTAGGCAAGAAACATGTAAAGAATACAATTACATTTATACCGGTGTAAACAAAGATATTTTAGATTTTAACATAGATATAAATTATGCTTTTTTTATGGGGCTTAGTGCTGACAAAGGCCAGCTTAATGCTGACAGCAAACTTTCAGGACAAAACAATTCAGCCGCTGGCAACGATGATCAACCCACAGTATCATCAGAAGGTAATGAGGCAAACAGTACCACAGGTACATCTCCTACAATAGATACAACTGGTCCTGAAAATGATAGCGGAGGTGGTGGAGGTCAAACTCATACGCAAAACCAGGTTGCAAGACAATATAATGATGCAATCGTAAATAGTGATGTAGATTTAGTAATGGTTGATTTACAAATTATGGGTGATCCATATTATATTGCAGATAGTGGGATGGGCAACTATAATGCTGAACAAGATCCTGCAACTATTAATTTAACTAAAGACGGAACTATTGAATATCAGCGTAGCGAAGTTGATGTGACTTTAAATTTTAGAACACCTATCGATACAGGAGAAAACTGGATGACTTTTCCTGGATTAGGCACAGAACCAGTAGGTGCATTTAGCGGAGTATATCAAGTATTGTTTGTAGAAAATAGCTTTAGTGGTGGACAGTTTACGCAAAATCTTAGATTAATGAGAAGACCTAATCAAGATACAGATACAAAAGTTTCCCCTTCTAGTTCAGGAAACGGATCTATGAAAAGCGGTGGCGAAGAAAATAATCTTAATGATGCAAAATCAGGCATAGACGGTCCTGCTGATGCAGCCGCTGCTAATAAGTCAGGAGGCCAAGGTGCAAGCACAGCTGGTGTTGACGGTCCTGCAGATGCGGCCGCAAGTACAGGCAGTAAAGCAAAACCTTCTGAGCAAAAAGTAGTCAATAGAATTAGAGGTACATTGTAATGTCTGAACAAAGTAGATCCGGTACTTCTAAACAGGTACGCGATCCAGGACCATATCTTGCAAAAGTAATAAATCATCTAGATGCAAAATACATGGGTACATTAGAAGTTGAACTTCTAAAAATTGTAAGTAGCGGTAACAGCACTCAAGGTACTGGTGAAATAATCACTGTAAAATATATGTCGCCTTTTTATGGTGTAACTCCTTATGCAGGACTTACAAAAAATAAAGGATACAAATACACACAAAAGAGTTATGGTATGTGGGCGATACCACCAGACATAGGTACACAAGTGCTTGTAATTTTTGCTGAAGGAAATAGAAGTAGAGGATACTGGATTGGTTGTGTACAAGATGAGTACATGAACTTTATGTTACCAGGAATGGCAAGCAGTTTTTATAATGATAAAGATACTTCTAAACCATATCCTGTAGGCGAATACAATAAAAAATTAGAATCGGGTGCAGGAAAAAATCCAACTAAATTTATCAAGCCTTATTCTGAGGATGCAGAATTTAATTATATGACGCAAGGTTTGCTCGATGACAGTATTAGAGGTACAACTACTTCTAGTGCTAGACGTGAAGTGCCTAGTATGGTATTTGGTTGGAGTACTCCAGGACCAGAAGACAGACGAGATGGTGCACCAAGAGCAAAATATGGTGATCCTAGAGCAGGAGGATCACAACGATATTTTAACAGGCTTGGCGGATCAACATTTGTAATGGACGACGGCGATCCTGCAATTTTACGTACAGGTTATGCAAGCGAAACAAAAGCTGAATATATTAGTGTTGAAGAAGATAAAGACAAAAAAGGTTTTGCAGATGTGCCGCACAACGAACTTGTTAGACTGCGTACACGTACAGGACATCAAATACTTTTACATAATTCAGAAGACCTAATTTACATAGGTAATGCAAAAGGCAGTGCTTGGATAGAACTTACAAGTTTGGGAAAAATTGATGTGTATAGCAGAGACAGTATTAGTTTACACACCGAACTAGATCTAAATATTTCTGCTGATAGAGATATTAACATGTATGCAGGAAAAAGTTTTAATTTAAATGCAGGTGATAATACTAAAATTACATCCGGAAAAAAGACAGATATTAAAACCGGGATAGATATGAATTTTGAAGTAGGTGCTGAACTTAATATGATTATAGGTGATGATGCTAATATAAGCACTGGTAAAGATCTTAACATTAGTGTCACAGAAAATGGAAAACTTACAACAGAAATGTCGTTAGATATTAAAGTTGAAGAAGCAACTAGTATTCAAACTAAAACCAAACTCGATATTAAAACTGGAACAGATACACGTATATTTCAAGAGGGTAAGTTAGATATTCATACAACTGGCGCAACAAAAATTACAGGATCGACTATAGACCTTAATCCATCTGAACCTGCAGCAAAAGCAGAAGATGCAGAAGTTTCACCTAAAGCAAAAAAAGCAACCGATGCACTGTTCCCTGTTCGTCTACCAGAGCACGAACCTTGGTTAGGACATGAACATTTAGACCCTACTATTTTTACAGCTACAAACACTTCTGCAAGTGAAGCACCTAGTTATGTCAACAGGAACACAACTCCGCCTGTTGAAACAGAAAATGCAGAAAAGAGTGACGAAACAAATGCCGCTGTAAATGCAAAGACAGAAACAAGAAATGGAAAAACAGTTGAAATTACAAGTGATGGTATTGTACCAGGACAAGAAGGAGAAATAGGAAAGCAACCAAACAAACCTGCGGCTCCTGAGAAAATGGAAAGATACTTTGTAAATCAACTTTGTACTAAACTAGGATTAGATGAAACTAAAAGTGCTAAGGACGGAGGCAACGCTGAAGCAGTTGCAATGGCAATGGCGCAAATTAGTCATGAGTGTAACTTTGAACCAAGAAGCGAAAATTTAAATTACAGTAGTGATGCATTAGTAGCTGTCTTTAGTTATAGATTAAAATTAGCCGCTAAAAAAGAATTTAATATCTCTGGCAAAGGCACAAAGATGGTTACTAGATCACAAGTTAGAAATATTGCAGATAGGATAGCACGTAAACCTGCAACTATAGGTAACACTGTATACGGAAATAGATTAGGAAATGCAAGTAATGAAGGGTACAAATATCGCGGACGCGGAATGATACAAATTACCTTTAAGGCCAACTATAGCACTTATGGTAAGAAATCGGGACATCCTGAGATAGTTGAAAATCCTGATCTTGCAAATGATCCAGTAGTTGCAACAGATATTGCTGTTGCTTATTTGCAATCAAAAAAAATTAGTTGGGACAGTAATAACCTTGGTAGTCTTGCAAAACAGTTTGAAGTAGCAGTAGGATACGCTGACAAAGCTAATGAAACTCCAGAACGTAGAAAAACAGGAAGTGGTTATGTTTACAAATTAATAAATGGTGGATATCCTAGACTTGCAAGTCTAGAATTACAGCCAGACGGTACAAATGTTAAAGCAGAACCTTTGCCTCCGGTAAACACTAACAAACAAGACGTTAAAGGGGCAAGGTAAATAGTATTATGAGTACAAAAGAAAAACAGTTATATAAGCAAATCGAAGTAAAAGGTACAGGAACTAGCACTCAATATGGTGTATCTAGTCGTGCATACAGAGGTATATCAACTGTTAATCCAGAAAACAATGAAACAGTTCTATATGATCTTGCATTAATAAAACAAGACATATTGAATCATTTTCATATTCGTCAAGGAGAAAAATTATCTGATCCTGAATTTGGTACAATTATTTGGGACGTTTTATTTGATCCTCTTACAGAACAACTAAAAGAAGCAATAGTTAACAATGTAACAACTATAGTAAATTATGATCCAAGAGTACAAGTAACAAATGTAAGCATTGACCAATATGAAAGTGGTTTGCAAATCGAAGTTGACTTGTCATATTTGCCCTATAATATATCTGAAAATTTACGCTTGCAATTTGATCAAAATGCAGGATTTTTAGGATAAAATAAAGTACGTACTTTTCCAATCATAATAAATACTGTATAGAACAAGGAAGTAAAAATGTCGTCAACAGATAGACAAAATAGATTACTTGTAGCAGAAGATTGGAAGAGAGTCTACCAAAGCTACAGAAATGCAGATTTTCAAAGTTATGACTTTGATAATTTAAGACGCACCATGATAAACTACCTCAGAGAAAACTATCCTGAGGATTTTAATGACTACATAGAATCAAGTGAATACATTGCGTTAATAGATATGATTGCATATCTAGGACAAAATCTTGCATTTCGTACAGATTTAAATGCTAGAGAAAATTTCCTTGAACTTGCTGAGCGTAGAGAAAGCGTACTACGTCTTGCACGTTTACTATCTTATAATCCTAAGCGTAATCAAGCGGCAAACGGTTTATTAAAAGTTGAAAGTGTATCAACTACAGAAGAAGTAATAGATAGTAATAATACTAATTTAGAAAATCAAGCTATACTTTGGAATGACCCATCTAATCCTGATTGGTATGAACAGTTTATTCTTATTATGAACGCGGCACTGCCTGTAAATGGTACATTTGGTAGACCATTTAAAAAAGATACTGTGGCAGGAGTTCCCACAGAACAGTATAGGTTCAACAGCACTAATCAAGATGTACCTGTGTTTAGCTTTAATAAAGCAGTAAATGGCGGTAACAATAGATTTGAAATAGTTAGTACAGATATAGGTGACGGTGTGATTGAAGAAGAAGCACCATTTCCAGGTAACAACTTTGCATTGTTATACAGAAATGACGGCAGAGGAAACGGAAGTACAAATACTGGATTTTTTAGCCACTTCCGTCAAGGAGCTTTAGACCAAGGTCCATTCACTATTACAAATCCAACAACCAATCAAGTAGTTGCAATTGATGCAGTAAATGTAAATGATACTGATGTATGGTTGTATAAGTTAGATAGCAACGGACAAGAAACAGAATTATGGTCCAAGGTTGCGGCCACCGAAGGAAATAATGTAATTTATAATAGTTTAAGTAAAAGCATTAGGAACTTCTATAGTGTTTTGACTAGAGTTGAAGATAGAATAAGCATAGTATTTTCAGATGGAGTTTTTGGTAATCTACCTAAAGGAACTTTTAGAGCATATTACAGAAGTAGTAAAAATCAACGTATGGTTATTACACCTGATGAAATGAAAGGTATTAGTATAAAAATTCCTTATATTGCTAAGACAGGTAGTGTTGAAACTCTAACATTTATATATTCGTTACAATACACAGTAGATAATGCAACAGTTTCTGAAACTAGCGAAAGTATTAAGAATAATGCACCAGCAACTTATTATACTCAAAATAGAATGATCACTGGTGAAGATTATCAAATTGTGCCTCTTACTATTTCTCAAGAAATTGTTAAGACAAAAAGTGTTAACAGAACAGCAAGCGGAATATCCAGATATTTTGATTTGTTAGATGCCACAGGAAAATATAGTAAAACAAATATATTTGCAACAGACGGAGTGTTATACAAAGATTTTTTAAATTCTAAATCAATGTTTACATTTTCAACCACAACTGACATTAGTGGTGCAATCAACAATACAATTCAACCTATTTTAAGAAGCACTCTAATAAAGAATTTTTATACTAATACTTTTCCTAAAATTGATGTGACAGATCTAAATATTATTTGGAATGCAAAAACAGATGAAACTAATACAACAACAGGAATTTTTGAAAGCACAGCTGGTGTAAAAATACAACTAGGTACATTTACAAGTTCAACATTACAATTTGTTAAACCTGGATCACTCGTTAAATTTATTCCGCCGGCAGGAAAACATTTTATGGCAGACAATAGTCATGGGCTAATGACAGGCGCAGCAGATCATCCACAAGCAGTTTTATATAAATGGACAAAAATTGTATCAGTAAACGGAGACGGTACAACTACAGATGATAATGGTATAGGCGCAGTTCAACTTAATGATATTATTCCAAGCGATGCACAGTTAGTAGAGATTAGACCTTTTATAGCATCAGAAATTACAGACGAAGTACAAACACAAATAATTGATCAAGTATCAGCGTACAATGCATTTGGATTAAGATTTGACAGAGTAAGCGGCGAGTGGAAATTAATTACAGAAGAAAATTTAAGACTTAATACTGCATTTAGTATAGGTAAGACAGGCGATGTCAGTGGACAAAAACTTGATGCTAGTTGGTTATTACTTTTTCAGACTGACGGAGAAAAATATACAATAACATATCGTGGAAGTAGATACGTTTTTGAAAGTGATAAAGAAGTTAAATTTTATTATGATTCAAGCGATAAAATTTACAATAACTTAACTGGCAAAACAATCAAAGATAAGATTAGTGTACTAAGCATCAACAAAAAACCAGATAGTATAGAGAATTTCACAGTTGACTTTGACTGGGAAATAAAAGAAGAATTTAGAGATGCAGAAGGATATGTCAACTCTAAGAAAATACAAGTAGCATTTTTTGACAGCGATGATGACGGAGTTGTAGACGATCCACAAATTTTTGATGAAATAGTAGACGAAGTTACAAATCCTTTACAGAAATTTGTATTCTTACGTAAGATTAAATCTGCTGACGGTGTTGAAGATTTTAATTATGTTACTAACGATATTTTGAAAATACAATTAAAACAAAATGAAACAGCAGTTGGTGCATTAAGTGCATATGATGATGGACAAGTTTTTTATCTAGTTGAAGAGGAAGTCTTTAAAGTGCTTGATAAAAGTACAAGCAGACTTAATTTGACAGACGAATACAAAGCACAAGTTGGAAGAGATGATTTAAAATTTCACTATGTACATGCAGCCGACTCAAGCACTAGAATCGACCCAAGTGCAAGTAACATTGTAGACACTTACATACTTACTAGAAGTTTTGATACTGCTTTTAGGCAATATCTAGATGGATCGGTACAGGCAAAACCTTTACCGCCTAGCAGTGATGCACTGTTTCAAAATTTTGGTGCTAAATTGAATGAAGTAAAAAGTATTAGTGATGAAATAATTTACCATCCTGTAAAATACAAAATTTTATTTGGGGATAAAGCGAGTAGTGATTTGCAAGCACAATTTAAAATAGTAAAAAATCCAGACAAAGTTATTAACGACAATGATGTAAAATCAAGAGTAATTAGTGCAATCAACGAATTCTTTAGTTTAGAAAATTGGGAATTTGGAGAAACATTTTATTTTAGTGAACTAAGTGCATATGTAATGACTCAACTTTCGCCTGACTTGACAACATTTGTAATTGTACCTCAAGACGATACTCAAACTTTTGGTAGCTTATACGAAATAAAATCAGAAAGCGATGAAATATTTATAAGTGGTGCACAAGTTACTGATATAGATATAATTGATGCTATTACAGCAAGTAGATTGAAAGCAGCCGGTAATGTAATAAATGAAAGCACTACAACAAATACAGGTATAATGAGCTCAGCAACAACTACAACAACTTCTGCTACTGCTAGTTCTTCATATAGAACAAGTACTTCTAGTAGTTCAAGCAGTTCAAGCAGTTCTAGTAGTTCTAGTAGTTCAAGTAGTAGCGGTGGTGGCGGATCATCAAGTGGTGGCGGCGGATCATCAGGCGGCGGAGGATATAGTTACTAATGTCTTACGATGACAATCAAAATGATCCTGCACTTCCTGCAGGAAATCCTATAAAACGGTCTAGTTTAAATCACTTACCTAAATATTTTAGATCAAGATTTAACAGAAAATTTTTAAGTGCAACATTTGACCAAATGATTCAACCTGGCGTAGCTGAAAAAGTTAACGGGTATTATGGTAGAAAAATTACAAATGCATTTCAAGCATCTGATAATTATGTCGGTGATGTTTCTAAACAAAGAGAAGATTATCAATTTGAACCAGCAAGTTTAATTAAAGATACATTAGGCAATTTAACATACTATAAAGATTACAACGATTATATAAATCAAATAGGAAACTTTAACGGTGCAAATGTTAATCATGATAAACTAAATGCCCAAGAATATTATGCTTGGGATCCGCATGTAAATTGGGATAAGTTTGTTAATTTTAGAGAATACTATTGGCTTCCTACAGGACCGCAAAGTGTGCCTGTTGCAGGACAGACTATTGATGTTGTAAGCACTTACACTGTCACTGCACAAGATGCATTAGATAATAAATCGTATATATTTTCACCAGACGGAAAAACTCCTAATCCTACATTGAAACTATATAGAGGAATTACATATAGGTTTGAAGTTGATGCACCTGGTTTGCCTTTAGTATTTAGAAGTAAGCGTGTAGAAGATTCAGCTTATAATATTATACAAGATTCATCAGATGCAACTGATAAAGGAATAATAGAATTTAAATTAGATCAAAGCACACCAGATGTAATCTATTATATGAGCGATAACGATTTAGGTAGTAGTGGAGTTATCGAAGTATACAATATAGAAGAAGCAACTAAAATTGATGTTGATGCAGAAGTAGTAGGAAAAAAGACTTACAAAACAGGTAATGGGTTTGAGTTATCAAATGGAATGAAAATTTATTTTATTGGTAATGTAACACCAAGTACATATGCAGAGGGTGAATATTATGTTGAAGGCGTCGGCGATAAAATAAAACTTGTAAAAGAAGATGCTTTGGATGTACCTACAACTTTTACTGCAAATATAACAAATCCTTTTGATGACGGCGCTTTTGATAGATTACCATTTGGTCAAAGTATTGGTTATCCTTTAACAAGAGATTATGTGGTTATAGATAGAAGTGCTATAGACGGTAACCTATGGAGCAGATATAACAGATGGTTTCATAGAGATGTAATTGAAAAGAGTGCCGCAATAAACAATCAACCTGTTGAAGTAAATCAAACAAATAGAGCGAGTAGGCCTATTATAGAATTTGAAGCAGGTATAAAATTATTTGATTTTGGTACTAAGAACAAGTTAGATGTAGATCTAGTAGATATTTTTACATCTGATGTAAGATCCGTAATTGAAGGCGCAACAGGATATAATATAGATAATATTGATCTTTCAGAAGGTATGAGAATACTATTTTTAGGAGATCAAGACGAGCGTGTATACGGAAAAATATTTAAGGTAAAATTTATTGTCTTTAACAGTGTTACACAAATTGCTTTAATAGATGAAACAGATACAGATCCTATTTTAAATGAAACTGTATTAGTAAGGCAAGGCGATGTATACAAAGGTAAAATGTTTTACTTTGATGGCACACAATGGAAAAACGGTCAAGATAAAACTGATGTGAATATAAGTCCATTATTTGATCTTTTTGATAAAGACGGCGTAAGCTATGGCGACAAAACAGTTTATGATGCAAGCAACTTTTCAGGTAACAAATTATTTTCCTACAAACAAGGAACGGGAGCAAATGACACAGAATTAGGATTTCCATTATCATACAGGAATATTACTAACAGTGGTGATATATTATTTGATTTTAATTTACTAGGACAAATATTTACTTACCAAACACAAAATAGTTTAGTAGATGTAAAATCAGACATAACATTTTTAAAGAAATTTAGCGAAATAGATAATTTTAAATTTGTTACAGGATATAAAAAGGCAGATACTTTAAGTACACAAAAAGTAGAACGTCAATATGTATATGATGGTACACAAACAGAATTTGATATAGATCATTATGATGCAAGTGCAACCTTAACAGATTTATGGTTACGTGTCTATAAAAATAACACAATACAAAAAATGGGTGTAGATTTCACAACAACTAAAGACGTCAATAACACATTACAGATTGTTTTTACAAAAAGTTTATCAGTAGATGATGTTATACTTATAAAAACAAAATCTAGCACAAGCAAAAATAATAATGGAACATATGAATTTCCTATCAACTTCGAAAGAAATCCTTTAAACAAAAATGTCACAGAATTTACTTTGGGAGAAGTTAATGATCATGTAAGCACTATTGTAGAAGAAATAGATAATTTCGAAGGACAATTTCCAGGCACTAGTAATTTACGTGACTTAGGACAAGTTAGTCAATTTGGAAATAGATTTGTAAAACATAGCGGATTAATAAACCATTCATTATATCATTTAACAAACAGTGAAAGTAATGTAATTAATTCAATAAAGTTTGCTAGAAAAGAGTATGGAAAATTTAAGAGAAGATTTATTCAAGTAGCAGAGACTTTAGGATTTGAAGGTGATGTGAAGACTCATGTTGATCTAATTCTTGCAGAAATAAACAAAAGTAAAACTGAAACACAGCCGTTTTTCTTTAGTGATATGGTGCCTCTAGGAGCATCAAAAGAATTAAGATATGTAATAGAAGATGTAAACAATACATTTTTTGCGTTGACAAGGACATTTGATAAAACTGTTTTAGATAAAAAAGCAGTCACAGTATATCTGAATGGTGTTCAATTAACACACGGAAAAGATTATACATTTAATGACGAAGGTTTTGCTGTGATTACAGCGACTAAAGCTGAAGACGATATTGTAACTATTTACGAGTATGAAAATACAAATGGATCGTATGTACCTGCTACACCTACAAAATTAGGATTGTATCCTGCATATCAGCCTGAAAAGTTTTTAGATACAACATACAGAACACCTGTAGATGTAATACAAGGACACGATGGTAGTATTGTAAAAGCCTATGGAGATTTTAGAGATAATCTCATAATTGAACTAGAGACACGTATATACAACAACATAAAAATAAGTTATGATGAAACAATATTTGATCTAACAGATTATGTCGAAGGCGATGCAAGAGATAGCTATTCACCTAAAGATGCAGTAGATAAAGGCATGCTTACTGATTTTATTGAATGGACAAGTATTGCAGATACGCAGTATACAAAAAATAATTTTGTAAGATCTGACACTTTTTCTTTTAACTATGAATCAATGCAAAGTCCTACAGGAAAAGTTTTGCCTGGTTACTGGCGTCAAGTATATATGATGGCATATGATACAGACCGCCCACATAGCCATCCGTGGGAAATGTTAGGCTTTACTGTTAAACCTACTTGGTGGGAAACAAATTACGGACCTGCACCATATACCCGTGATAACTTAGTAATGTGGCAAGATATAGAACAAGGCAAAATAGCACAGCCTAACACAATTCCAAAATTTGTTAAAAAATACGTAAGGCCCAATCTTACACAACATATACCTACAGATGCAAATGGCGCACTTTTAAGTCCATTAGCTAGTGGATATGCAACTGGTTTTACTAGCACAGGAATAGAAGACAATTTTAAGTTTGGCGACGGTGCACCTGTAGAATCTGCATGGCGCAGATCTAGTGAGTATGCTTTTAGTCTTATTTCAAGTTTAATTCTAAATGCTCCTTCGAGAATGTTTGCTACAGCATTTGATAGGCAAAGACAAATTAGAGACGTTGCAGATATAATAGTGTATAAGGATACTAGCAAACAATTAGAATTAGATAAACTTGTGTATCCTACATCTGTAACAGATACTACACAAACATACACAAGCGGATTTGTAAACTACATAGCTGACTACATGTTCTTGGACGTGACAACAAGTTACGCTGACTACAAAAACAATATTTCATCAATACAAAATAACATTGGATTTAAATTAGGAGCTTTTACAGAAAAAGCAAAATTTAAATTAATTTTGGACAGCAGAAGTCCTACAAATGAAGGTAACGTATTTGTTCCAGAAGAAAATTATCAAATTATTTTAAACACTAGCACTCCTATAAAAACTGTTGCATATTCTGGTGTAATTATAGAAAAAGTAATAGGCGGATATACTGTAAAAGGCTACAGTAATACTAGTGCAACATTTAAAACACACCCAGTAATTAAACAGCAAAAAGATCCAGTTATTACTGTAGGTGGAATAAGCGAAGATTTCTTAAAATGGGCTTCTGACAAATATTATGAAAAAGGTTATATAGTAGAGTTTCAAAATGCTTACTATAGAGTAACAGAATCTCATACTAGTGCCGCTACTCTTGATGGAGATAAAACTACTAAATTAGCAGAACTTCCTATGGATGGCGGCGTAAGAGCTAGTTTTGCAAAATTATTTAATAAAAATATTGTACAAGAAGTTGCGTACGGTACTACTTTTGATTCAATTCAGGAGGTAGTAGACTTTTTAGTTTCCTATGGTGCTTGGTTAGAAAATCAAGGCTTTGTGTTTGACAACTATGAAGGTAATGAAGCAGTAGTGCAAGATTGGAGATATAGTGCAAAACAATTCATGTTTTGGACAACACAACGCTGGGATAATGGAACACTTCTAACGGTATCTCCTGCAGCTCAGTACTTAAAATTTGTAAGTGACTATAGCGTTGTATCTAATGTATACGAAACAATATACGGCTATAGCATAATAAAAGCAGACGGAAAAAAATTAAACTCAGAATTTTTAGCAATTGGTAGAGAAAATCCAAATGAATTTTATATGCAAACAAGAAACACAGCAGACGGAATATACGCGGCTACTCTCCCATTAGTACAAAAAGAACATGTGGTATTACTAGATAATAGAACAGTATTTGGTGATGTAATTTATGATCAAGAACCTGGCTACAGACAGGAAAGAATAAAAGTTGCAGGTTATAGAACAGATGAATGGAATGGTAGTATAAGTATACCTGGATTCTTTTATGATGGTGCAAAAATTACTGAATGGATGCCTTGGAACGATTATGATATTGGCGATATTGTAAAGCACAAAGAATTTTATTATTCAGCAGATAAAAAAGTTCCAGGAACCGAAACATTTATAGACAATCAATGGAATAGATTGACTGATAAGCCTATTGGTGGATTGTATTCAAACTGGGACTACAAAGCTATACAGTTTACAGATTTTTATGATTTAGACAGCGATAATTTTGATGTAGAACAACAAAGATTAGCACAGCATTTAATTGGCTATCAAAAAAGAAAGTATTTAGAAAATATTGTAAATGATGATGTAAGTCAATACAAATTTTACCAGGGCATGTTACAAGATAAAGGTACAAAAAATGCTTTAAGTAAAATGTTTGATGCCTTGGCAAGTGCAGACAAAGATAGTTTAGAATTTTACGAAGAATGGGCTATCAAGGACGGCCAGTATGGTGCTGTTGATGCTTTCCAAGAAGTTGATTATACATTAGACGAATCTAAATTTAGGCTTTCACCGCAACCAATTGAATTAGTAAATTCAATTGATCCTGCAAGCACAGACTTAATTTTTAAAATACCACCTTATGACGTGTATCAAAAAAGTGATGATTATAATCACGCTCCATTTCCAACCAAGTATGTTGATTCAACTTATGTAAAAAATGCAGGTTATGTTGATTTTGAAGATGTAAAAGTTATATCACAAACATACGATGATATTTTAAACTTAGATTTTGATAATTTACGGCAGGGAGATTATGTCTGGGTAGGTACTGATAATTTATCTTGGAGTGTATACAAATATTCTAATACAGATAACACAATTACAAGTATTACGTCAGGCACAGACGAATTTACAGTCAATCTAAAGTCTACTTATACAGGTGTAAAAGCTGATGACATAATAGGAATATTTGACGTTGAAGGTATAGAAGGATTTTACAAAGTAAAAGAAGTTACTGGCGATAAGATAGTCTTACTTAGTGACGAAGATATAGAAGATATAGAACAAACAGTAGGCTATGTAACAAATTTTGTAAAAGTACGTGCATCTAATGTTGACGAAGCTAACACTATAGCACAAAGTACTTTAGAAGACGGCGATATATTATGGATAGATTCTGGTGCTGACAACAAATGGTCAGTTGTGCAAAATGCAAGAAATTATACTTTGGCACAGACTATCGAAAATAAAAATGGCACTGATAGTGCCTTGCAAAATTTTGCAAGTAGTATTGCAGTAAACAAACGTAATACTGTAATTGCTGTAGGCATGCCAGATTTTGCCAACGGACAAGTGAATGTATACAATAGAGCAAGTGAAAGTAATAATTTTATACTTATAGCAGAACTTATTCCATTAGCCGGTGCGGCTATGGACGGCGAGAGATTTGGCGCAAGTGTAGATATAAGTGAAGACGGAAAATATATTTACGTAGGATCTCCGTCTGCATCTAAAGTCAAAACAAGATATCAAGATGAATTTATTACAACAACAAATTATTTAAAGAATGATATTGTAAGCTATGACAATAGTTTATGGAGAGCAAATGTAGGAATAACAGGTGCAGAAGATTCTATTGATTTTAATAGTTTTACAAGTGTGACACAGATTAGAATTGCTTTAGGTTTGACAGATGAAACAGATGATGCTCCTGTAGTACTTGCTTCAGGAAATTATCCATTTACTAGCACTGCTACAGATCACGTAATTATAAGAGCACCATTTAACCAATATGAAGGATCAAAAGTAGGAGATACAATTAGTTTAAAATGGAATCAAAGATCTAATGCTTATCAAAATAAAAATAGTATTCAAGACATTGCTCCATTTAACAGTATTTACAATCCAATTGTTACTACCGAATTCTTAACAGGTGAACACCAAATACTTTATAAAGTAGATGCTGTTCTATATGTTGACGCGGCTACAAATGTTCCTGTCATAGGAGATATAATTGAAACATCAGGAGCAATAGGCACAGTAGCATACAAATATAACGAAGATGCTAGGGTAACAATTTATGTCAAGGACGTGAACGGAACATTTCCAACTGAAGGAAGTTTGTTTTTAAGAAACGGAGATTTTGTTGGTGAATATGTAAAAAAATTACATAACGATGCATCTGATTATTCTGCACAATGGGGCGGCTATTGGGTAATAGATAGTTTACAAGCGTATAATACAGGACCAACAGAAAGTGCATGCGAAGATAGAGGCAGAGGTTTAATTTACGAAGACTTTACACCTAGCGGACAAACTAATCAAAACAGAAGATATTTTAATGTTTTAGATGTTGACGATGATAGTACTATTAACAGTGAAAATTCAATCGGAAGTTTTATTCAAACATTAACAAATCAAGGTGCACCTGGTGCAGGAGGTGTAACTAGTATTATTCCTAGCGATCTGTATATAGTAAAAGCACCTAAATCGCTTACTGATAACATTAATCCTAGTGAAAGTATAAACTTATATATGGATCAATTACCTCGTTGGTCTGATAGTAGTTATAAAAATATTACAGATATAGGATTATCTCAAACAATTACAAATAAACTACAAACTGTACACGATGTTTGGGATGGGTATATTAAATTTAATTTTACAAAATTTGATAGTTTAGGCAATGTTTTTGAACCGCAAGTTTTAGGTGGCGGCGATGTGCTACGTGTAAAAGATTTAGGCACAGGTGCAGAAGCTGATGTAGTATTTTATCAAAGGGACGGACTTAACGGAACAATTTTTGTTAAAAACACTACAGGTACATTTAGTTTAGGTAATGATTTTGGAGACAACGTCGAAATAGAATTTATAGGAGATGCTGGTAGAGCAAATCCAATCTATCAAACAAATCGTGTATTTGGTCAAATTGATTCAGTTGGCTTTCAATATGCACCTTTTGGAATTGGTAAATTTATAGTGTTTAAAGCTGATAACAATATTACTTTACAAGATAGTGATACATTATTGGGTGCAGAATATTGGTTCTACGATAGTGCCGAAGTAAGCGGTATACCAAGACAACCTAACATACCAGGTCCTGACAGCAATGACTGGGAAGAAGTATACAATATTCCGGTGGATCAAGCGGCTGAAAATAATTTAAGTGAAAGACTTTATGAGGGAATGTTTAGTATATTTGAACGTAGGCCTTCAGGAAGCTATGATGCTGTAGGTTACTATATAAACGAATACAGAGCTAGTAATCAATTCCTAGGCACTACTGTTAAAGGTGCAAAAAATAATGACGTATATAGGCTATTTGTGTATGCATCACAAGAAGGCGCTAATGGTAAAGTATATCAATATAAAAATGGTATTGAAAATAATGTTACTTTTAATTGGGATTCTGCAAAGAATAAAAAATTTAAAGGCGAATTTAGTGAAACTAGAACATACAGAGAAAACGATATTGTATATCTAGGTGGTAATTTGTTAGTTGCACGTACAAATTTACCTGCAGGAGTTTTTGATAGTGCAAATTGGACAAGCACAAATGATCTAGTTGACTACATAGGATTTTTACCTAATGATACATTGTTCTCTGTTATAAATGATAGCACAGACGGAAGCACAGTGTTAGATCAACAAGAATTAGGAGTGTTTGGGGAAACAATTGATGTTAATGCAAACGGTGATGTATTTTTAGCAAGTGTGACATATAACGCAGATAAGCCAAATGGTGTTGTTGTCTACAGAATTAACAACGGATTTTTTGAATTTGATCAACTTATTGAAGCACCTAATAAAACTATAGGATTTGCAGATAGCGTTTCTATATCTAGTGACGGAATGAGCATTGCTATTGGTGCGCCTTATGATGACGAAAAAGATGCAGATCAAGGAATAGTTTACATTTATAGACAAGTCCAAGGTAAATTTGAATTAGATCAAAAACTTTATAGTCCAAAAAATGAAAGAGCTGAACAATTTGGTACAGCAATTTCTTACACAGGCGATATACTTGCTATAGGAAGTAAAAATGCAGATAGTATTTTTGAATCAACAATCGATGTGTACAGCCAAAAGAAAGAAGGGTCTACATATGTTAACGATCCTACAAGCCAACCAACAGGGTTGCCTACTACTTTCGATAATAGTTTCACTAAATTTAGAAGGACTAATGTAGACGATGGCGTTGTATATGTTTATGAAAATTTAAATGGAAAACTGCTGTATGCAGATACTATACAATTTAACAATGCTAATGTAGATTATTTTGGTAGAAACGTTGAAGCAACCGGAAACCATGTATATGTAGGATTGCCAAGATTAGAAACAGGTGGCCAGGTAGGAGCATTTGTAGATTATAGAGTACAAGGAAACGTTTATAACAATATAAGAACTCCAAAAGATCCTGTAGATGTTGCAAAAATTAAAAAAGTTATTTTATATAATAAAAAAACAAAGAAACTTCTTGCTTACTTAGACTATATTGATGTGCTACAAGGTAAAATTGCAGGTGTAGCCGAACAAGAACTTAGATATAAGACATATTACGATCCAGCTACATATACTACCGGCACAAATGTTGTAGTACAAAAATTAAATACATGGGGTCAAGAACAAGTAGGACAGTTATGGTGGGATTTAACAAATGCAAAATTCTTAAATCCATATCAAAATGACATTACATATAGTACAAATAACTGGAATAAACTGTTTAGTGGCGCATCTATAGATGTTTACGAATGGGTAGAAACAACTCTTACGCCTGAACAATGGAATGAACAAGCAGACACTAATGATGGATTATCTCAAGGTATTAGTGGCCAGGCAAAAACAACTACAAACTATGTAACAAAAAAGGTATATGATAGTATTAGTCAAAGTTTTACAGACAAATACTTTTATTGGATCAAAGATAAAAAAACTATTCCTAATAACGATTTTAGGACAGAGAGTGCTTTTAACACAGCACAACTTATTGCAGATCCTTACTCATACGGATACAGATATGTTTCGTTTTTTGGTAACAATCAGTTTGCTGTTAATAATTGTGATACACTTATAGAAGGTAAAGAAGTTGCAATTAGTGTACAATATTATACTTTAGAAAATCAAGATTCAAATGTTCATAATCAATATCAAATCCTTACAGATGGACTTGCAAGTAGCAAGCCTAATAGAGATATTGAACGCAAATGGTTTGATAGTTTAATTGGTTATGATACTAGAAATAGACCTGTACCTGATAACACACTAGGAGCTAAGAAAAAATACGGTATTCTAAATAATCCAAGACAAAGTTTGTTTGTTAATAACATAGAAGCAATGAAACAACTTATTGAACGTGTAAACGGTGTGCTAAAAGAAAATCTTATCGTTGAAAACAAAAATTTAACTGGACTAAATTATAAAGAAGATTTTCCAAGCGCCATTACAAGATTGTATGATACAACTGTTGAAAGTTTTGCAGAAATTGATTTAATCGGCGTAGCAAAAAGTAAACAAGCAATTTTGACTCCTGTGATCGAAAATGGAAAAATAGTGCGTGTTACTATAACAGATCCAGGCAGGGGGTATCTAGTTGCACCTACATACACTATAAGAGGCGCCAGTGGCGAAGGCGCAGATTTTACATTTACTATAGATAATGCTGGCCAGGTTACAAATGTAGTGGTTAATAATCAAGGTGAAAATTATGAAGATACTACTACTATAGAAGTACGAAAATTTGCGGCTTTAGTAAAAGCAGACGAAACTATTAATGGTAAATGGTCAATTTATGAAAGACTTACTGAAACCAGCACTTGGAATAGAATTAAAAGCCAAGCCTATAACGCAACATTATATTGGGAGTACGCTGATTGGTACATGTCAGGAGCAAGCGAAACTACTGAAATAGATCATTTAGTGGATTTCTCATACCAATTGACTGAACTAAATGATAATATAGGTGATGTTGTAAAAATTAGTAGTATTGGTTCAGGAGGCTGGCTATTATTACAAAAGATAGATGAGCAAAGCACCACTGATTATACTGTAAATTATAAAACAATAGGTAGACAAAATGGCACAATACAATTTAAAAGAGGATTATATGATGTAACTGCTAACCTTAACGGTTTTGATACCATTAGTTTCGACGTACAATTTTATGATGCACAACCTACTGTTGAACAGCGTAGAATATTAGAGGTTTTAAGAGATGATTTACTCACAGTAGAACTTGAACACGAGTATAATAAATTATTCTTTGCTAGTGTTAGATATGCTTTTAGTGAACAACCTTATATTGATTGGGCATTTAAAACAAGTTTTGTGAAAGCACAGCACAATGTAGGATCTCTTAGAGAAGATATTACTTTCAACAACGATAATTTACCAAGTTATGAAGATTATTTAGAAGAAGTAAAACCTTTCAAGACAAAATTGCGTGAATATTTGTCTAGCTATGAAAGAATTGAACCAACAAATACAGTAATTACTGATTTTGACTTAGCTCCAAGATATGTAGAAGGCAGAGGAATACAACCTCATCCATCTCAAGTTATAGAAGATATGATTGTTGGTACAGAAAGTGATATTACTACATATCCGTATAGACATTGGTTAGATAATGCAAGTTATGAAATAAAAAGTGTTAATATATACGATGGCGGAACAAAATATAGCGAACCTCCTGTAATTTCAGCAGTTGGTGGTGGTGGCACAGGTGCTAAATTTAAAACTTATCTTGGAGTCAACGGAAAAATTGTTAAAATTGATGTGTTAGACTCTGGTAGTGGTTACATAAGTGCGCCTACACTTGATATAAACGGTAGTAATCCTGGAGGAATAGATGCACGTATCAGTGCAGTGATCGGACATGAGACTGTAAGAAGCTTTCTAACTCGTGTAAAATTTGATAGAATAAGCAGTAGTTTTATTATAACTAAATTAAACGAATCAGAAAATTTTATAGGGTCAGGAAGCAAGTACATATATGACTTAAAATGGCCAATAGATGTAAAGCCTGCAAATATTAAAATTACTGTTGGCGGTGTAGAGCTTTTACCAAGCCAGTACACTTATACAAACTTTCAAGATAACACAAAAACATACGTAAGATTCAAAGGAAGAATTACTTTAGACACTCCTCCTGCTAATACAAAAGCAATAGTAATTGAATACAAAAAAGATCCTGATCTATTAGTTGCACAGGATAGGGTAAATTTACTTTACGATCCTACAACCGGAATGCTAGGCAAAGATATAGCACAAGTAATGGACGGTGTAGATTATGGCGGTGTTGAAGTCAAGAGTTTTGGGTTTGAAAATCAGGGCGGTTTTGATGCTGAAGGTTGGTTTACCGGTAAATGGGATACCTACGATGAAACTTATGAAGATGAAGTATTTAACTTTGACGGAAGTACAACTATTATCGAAGTATCAAAACCATTAGAAAATGGTGTTGAATATAATGTATACAAAAATAACATACGTATAGATGATCCAAACTACGATGGAAGTACATTTATTGAGAATCCTAATGCTATAATGGAGACACTTGTAGGCGATGGCATTACTAAGATACTCTACCTAGATAATTACGGAATCAAAGTAGCTGATGGAGACACACTTGTGATTCGCAAAAAGACAAGTGACGGTAGTTTCCTAGCAGACCCAAATGGATACGATACTTTAATAGAAGGAGGCGACTTACCATACAGTACAGCCACTGGATTAAAGGCTGAAGATATTAGCGTAGACGGTGATGGTTTTGTTACTCCTACTACATCTAAAGGACCTGAAGAAATTATACCAGGACAAGTATTAGATACAGTTGATATACAGGTATATGAAAGACCTACTGGAGGCGCAAGTAACATACGTAGTTTTAATTATGTAGGTGATGGTACAAACAAAACATTTAGCCTTGATCAAAATGTTGCATTCAATAACAATATATTTGTAAAAGTTGGTGATGTAATAAAAACAAAAGATGATTACATTTTTTCCACAGATAGAAAAAGTATAATAATGGATGTTGCCCCAGGCGCAAATATAAAAGTCAATATAATAACTTTAGATGTTTCAGGTACAAATGTTTTAGATTATGGAACGTTTGTTGCAGATGGTAGTACTTTAGACTTTTTAACAAATGTACGTTATGCAGACAATATGACACATTATGCAACTATTGACGGAGAAAAGCAAGATACTCTTTTAATTAAAAGCGATGATAGTAGTTATGATGTGCCTGGAAATGTAGTTATAAGATTTGCTACTCCTCCAATAGCTGATAAAATAATAAACTTTGGAATATTTGAAGGAACAACGAAAAACTTTAGCTCCGTTCAAATTGACGAATTTATAGGAGATGGTAGTTCTATTGCATTTACATTACAGACAACTCCGTTTAGTGCAACACCTAGCCAACATAACACAATAGTAAAAGTAAACAACACAATTTTGTCAGCAGGTTACAGTCAACATTTTGATGTTACAGATATAAGAGAATATAGGTTAGACTTATGGCAAGTGCCTTTAGGAGCATTTAACCATCAAGATCTACTTGTATATTTGAATGACATAGAACTTACATATGGTGAACAATGGAACTTTGTAAGTGCAGGCGAGTTCGATAGTACAATACGTGATGAAAACGATATAGATCCTGCAACAGGAGAACCTAGAGTGATATTAGATCAACAGTCAGGATCAACTGTAACACTCTTACCTGGAGTAGGCAAAGATGGCGACACACTAAGAGTGTACGCAATTAAAGACGGACAGTATGCTTATGGTTATTGGGATAGTGCAGGTGAATTTGCAAGCACACCTGGAACTATATACATGGATAATGTTTATGAATCAAGTGATATTATTACTGTATATACATTTACAAACAATAAGTCACAAGGAATTGAAAGGCAAGAATTTGATGTTGTTGAACGTACTAAGCTAACAGTAGGATCAGAAAATTGGTATCAATTACGACATTTACGCAACGGACTGATAGAATTACGCAAACCTGCTACTGATGCACAGTATGTATGGGTAGCAAAAAATGGAGTGCTTTTATCTCCTAGTATAGATTATTACATTACTGATAACAAAAAATATTTAAAAATTGCATATGATTTATCAGAAAATGATACAATAGATATAATACATTTTGCTGAAACACCGTTAATACAAAAGTTTGGTTGGAGGCAATTCAAAGATATATTAAATAGAACTCATTACAAACGCCTTACTGGCAAAGAAGACATACTGCTTGTAAGAGATTTGTATCCATGGGATAAAACTATAGAAGTTGAGAATGGAGATAAACTTCCACAACCAGGTGCAAACCCGGATACTCCTAGTGTTATTTTTATTGAAGGTGAGCGTATAGAATATTTTGTACGAGATAAAAATATACTAAAGCAAATTCGTAGAGCAACATTAGGTACTGGTGCAAAAGATGTATATAAAGAAGGTACAGAAGTTTATCATCAAGGCACTGACCAAAACATGCCATACAAAGATGAAACTATTACATTGACACTTGACGGCGATGGCACAAGCACACAGTTCCAATTAGATTGGACACCTAATAGCGTAAATGAGTTTGAAGTTTTTGTTGCAGGTAAGCGTATGCGTAAAAACAGCATAAGCAGTTATCAGTTTGAAACAGTTGACGGAAATGGTAATACTGTAAGTGCTCCTCAAATGGATTCACCAGAAGGAGATGTAACACTTGCACCTGAATTTACTATTTCAGGAACAACACTTACACTTGCTGAACCTGCACCAGAAAATACAAAAGTAATTATAATAAGAAAGCAAGGAAGAATTTGGACTGATCCAGGAACACAGCTAAGTAAAGCAAAAGGAAATATAGCTCGTTTCTTAAGAAATTCAACAACTGACTTGCCGCGATAAATACATGTAGGAAAACAAAATGACAGATAAAATAAACGAACATCAAGGTGTATACATACAAGGACACATCAAAATCCATGATCCAGAAAGTGGTGAAGTCATTATTGACAAGCGTAATGCTATACATTACGAAAATATTAGTTTGTCACTTGCTGAAAGTTTAGGCAACAGCGGAAATGGATGGATACACGAAATGGCATTTGGAAATGGTGGTACTAGTGTTGATCCTACAGGCATTATTACGTATCTAACTCCTAATTCAACAGGTACAAATGCTAGTTTGTACAATCAAACATTTACAAAAGTTGTAGATGATCGAAGTGTATCTAATATTGATCCTGTACGTAATAAGATTGAAACACGACATATCAGCGGAACGAACTACACAGATGTATTAGTAACATGTTTGTTAGATTACGGTGAACCTTCCGGCCAAGATGCATTTGATACAGCAACAGATCAAAATTCATTGTATGTATTTGACGAACTAGGATTGAAAGCATATGCTGAAGATGGTAATGGTAGATTACTTACACATGTTGTATTTCATCCTGTACAAAAAAGTTTAAACAGACTTGTACAGATTGATTATACTGTGAGAGTGCAAAGTTTAACAGGATTTAACGAGGGATAATAAATGGCTTATACTATTGCATATACAGACCAAGCCAACAAAGGCACTATTACCATTGAGGATAATACTCTCAACACAGTTACAGATTTAAAAATACCTGGTAGAAATACTACTGCATATGGTACAGCTATAGCAGAAAACTTTTTACACTTATTAGAAAATTTTGCAAGTGCTACTCAACCTGCAAATCCTGTAGAAGGACAAATATGGTACGATAGTACACCCGGTAAAGAGCAACTTAAAGTTTACAATTTACCAGATTGGGTACCTGTAGGCGGAATAATAAGAGCTAATACTGAACCTGAGGCGGCTAATAGTCAAATTGGCGACTTATGGACAGATACAGACAATCAACAATTATACTTGTTTAGTGGATCTGGTTGGGTATTGGTAGGTCCGACGTTTAGTGATGGATTAAATACCGGCCCTGTTCCAGTTTCAGTTACTGGTACTGATAACGCTGTATATAACATAGTACAAATTGAAGTAAACGCACAGCCGGTTGCAATTATTGCAACAGATGAATTTATACCTAAAACAGTTATTCCTGGATTTACTGTAATAAAACCAGGTGTCACACTTAGTACTAGAGATATTACAGGCACCGGTGCAGCTAAATTTTATGGAACAGCTGAAAAAGCAGAGTCGCTTATTGTTAATAATGTAAATGTAAGTGCTGGTAACTTCTTACGTAGTGATGTAGTAAGTACAACATTAAACGGATTAAATGTTCAAAACAACAGCGGAGTTAATTACGGCATCAATTCAGAAATGAATATAGGAATTGAGGGCAATGCAGGAATTATACAGCATCAAGTTGCAGGATCAAATATTGATTTACGTGTAAGAAATGCTGGAACAAGCAAAACAGTAGTGCGAGTTGATAGTAATTTAAGAGTAGGTATTAATAACGAAGCACCAGAAGAAGCACTTGATGTTACAGGTAACATTCAACAAAGTGGAGTGTTAAAAATAAATGATGTTACAGACGCAACTACAATAGGCACTGGTAGTGCAATTATAAAAGGCGGAGTAGGTATTGCTAAAAATTTATTCGTTGGCGGTCAAACTGAACTTGAAAACACATTAAAGACACGTAATGTAGAACCTGATCAAAATAATGTTAGAAACATAGGTGCGGCATTAAACAAATACAAAACAATTTATTCGACTACTTTTATTGGAAACTTAACAGGTAATGTCAGCGGTACAGTATCTGGTAGAGCAGGATCTGCAGACAAACTTACCAGCTCTACTACATTCAGACTTACAGGTGATATAAGTGCAGACGATTTTGTATTTGACGGACAAGTAGGCGGAAGTGTAAAAACTTTCACAACAAGCATAAGCAATACTATTGTATCAAATAAAACAGCAGTTACAGAATCTCAAGTTGATGATGAATTATTAATAAACAGAACAACCGGTGATACCGGACTTAAAAAAATATCAAGACGTAACCTTTTAAAAGCTGTGGCTGTTAATCCTCCTGGAGTGGTAGTGCCTTATGCAGGTGTTGCAACACCATTAGGTTGGTTACTGTGTGACGGTACTGAATATCTTATAGCTGATTATCAACAATTATATGAAGCAATTGGATTTTCCTTTAAAGATCTTCCAGAAGTTGGTAAATTTGCAGTGCCTGATTTGAGAGGTAGATTTCCGTTAGGTTTAGATAATATGAACGGTATAAGTGCAAATAGAGTTTTAGACAATTCTGCAGACACACTAGGCGGTGTAGGTGGTGCTGAAAATAAAACTATTACTCCAGAAAATTTGCCAGAGCATGAACACGATTTAAGAGCATCATCAGGCGAACAGTTTTTTGCAACACGTGAAATAAACACCGGAGATACAGTACCTACTGGTTCAGAAAGATCCACATTTGATGTTGCATCTGCACAAAACAGCCAGCGTCTATTGACAAGTGGTGGTGTGCTTGATGGTGGCGACGGTAATCCACTTGATGTAATGAACCCTTATATAGCAATGAAATATATCATTTACACAGGTAGGAATGCATAATGAGTTATATCTTAAATAAAACCGACGGAACACTTTTAGTTACACTTGTAGACGGTGCTATTGACAATACAAGTACAGATATAACACTTGTTGGAAGAAACTACAAAGGATTTGGTGAATTTATAAATGAAAATTATATTAAAATTCTTGAAAATTTTTCAAGCTCTAGTGCTCCTACAAATCCTTTGAAAGGACAGCTTTGGTACGATACATCAGATGCAAGATTAAAATTATTTAACGGCACTGACTGGAAAGTTGCCGGCGGACCAATTGTAAGTAACCAAGAGCCAAACAATATGGTTGCTGGAGATTTATGGATTGATGATGCAAAAAATAGGTTATATTTTTATGATGGCACTGATTTAGTTCTTGTAGGACCAATGTATACACAGCGTCAAGGTAAAACCGGCTTTGAAGCAGATAGCATAGTAGACGACGGAAACGTTACAAGAACTGTATTAAAATTATTTGTAGGCGGAGTGCTTGCAGGTGTTCATTCGCGTGTACAATTTCGTCCAGGAAACAATTTTGAAATACAAGGTTATCCTGTTGATGCTAATGATACACAAACACCACAACGTCAGTTAATTAAAATTGGTTTTAATCCTGTAAATCCTACAGGTGAAGTTTACAAATATAACGGTACAGCAGATACAGCTGAAGCATTAGTAGATGGTGCCGGAACAAAATATGATTTTACAAAATTTGTAGCTACAACTGGCAACCAAAACATGACAGGTAGCTTGTTTGTAAAAAACAGTGGCGGACTTGCAATAGGTGTTGGTGATAGTAAATACCATGCTATTAAAGTTGACGGAAATACAACAGTGTTCGAAAATCAACTAGGTGGTACAGATATTGATTTTAGGATACGTGTAGGAAACTCTACAAGCAGTGCTTTGACTATAGATTCAACAAATAAATTTATAGGATTTTTCAATGCAGATCCTAGTGCGGCGATAGACATAACCGGAGACGGAGTAATCAGCGGCAATTTTGAAGTTGGCGGAAACTTAACTGTTAAAGGTTCAACACTTGCATTTGATGTTTCTAATTTTAGTATTGAAGGAAAACAGTTACAGTTAGCAATAACTAGTGATAGTACGTTGCCTACTGATGCCGCAATAGACAATGGTGGAATGGTTTTAAATAGTCAAACTGGATCTAAAGATTTAGTTTGGAGAAATGCAACAAAAAGTTGGACATTTAACCAAAACGTTGATATTGCATCAACAGATTATTTAGGTAATCCGGCTTATTTTATTAAGGGTGTAAAAAAACTTTCCGAAACAGAACTACATAACACTGTTACACAAGCAACAGGAGTAACAAGGTTAGGTACACTTACACAATTAGACGTTGATGATGTGAATATAGATGGCAGTACTATCACATCTAGTACAGGATTATCAATATCAACAAGTGGAGACATAGCTGTCAATTCACAAAAAATTACAGGTGTTGCAACACCTACAGCTGATAGTCATGTAGTTACAAAAGGGTATGCTGATAATGCAATCGAAACTGAACCTATAGTTTTTAGTTTAGATATCACAGGCTTAACAGGACCAAATCCGCCTGGTACAGGTAACGGACCTGTTAACGATGTAATTGCTATACTTACAGCAATGTACACAGCTGGAACAAAAACGTTGACTAATGGTGCAAAAGCTGTTATTCACGCTGTTGACTATAGTTCTGCAACGGTTAGCGGTATTAACATTAATGCGGCTATGAGCAAATCTACAGTTAGTGTTGATAAAAATAATGTGGTAAACGCACAGTCTGTTGTACAAGATGTAACGTTTAGTACAGCAAGTGGTTCAGCTACACTGACTCCCAATAGATACACTATGGTGTATACTGTATCTGGAGGAGCATGGACACATACAAGCACGACAACATATACACCATAAACGAATAAATACATTGTATTAGGGGTTATAAGAAATGGCATATACGATAAACAGATACAACAATGCAACACTGAGTACAGTCGAAGACGGTACTTTAGATCAAACTACAGACCTTAAATTAGTTGGTAAAAACTATGCAGGTTACGGTGAAATACAAAATGAAAATTTTGTATTTTTGCTAGAAAACTTTAGTGGTGCTAATGCTCCACCTAAAGCAATTTCAGGACAGATGTGGTTTGATAGCGGAAATAGTAAGCTAAAATTTTATGATGGAACAAAATGGCGTACCACAGGTGGTGCTGAAGTCGGTGCAAGTGCCCCCGCTGGCTTAAAAGCAGGCGACTTTTGGTGGGATACTGGTAACGAACAATTATATGCCTATAACGGAACAGATTTTATTTTAATTGGTCCACAGGATGCAGGATCTGGTATTACCCAAATGCAATCAAAGACTGTGCGAGATGATGGCGGAACAAATAGATCTATCATAGCGGCAACTGTAAATGACGAAGTAATATTTGCAATAAGTGCTATACAATTTACTATAGATTCAACTGACGCTGAAAATGCCATTACAGGTTTTGATGTAATTAGAAGAGGTGTAACTCTTAAAAATACGCAAAATAGTGCAGATGGTGTTACAACTACTGCTCATAGATTTCATGGTACAGCAACAAATGCTGACAAGCTAGGTGGTGTTGAAGCGGCAAACTTTGTGCAAACAGGTTCTGCATCATTTACTACTTTAACAAGTTTTGCAGATGTAGGTATTGCTATAGGTGACAGTAGTGATCTAAAAATTAAAATTATAAATGATAATGAAGGTAGTATTGCAAACGAAGTAGGTAAAACTATTAAACTAAGTGCAAAACCTCTTAGCGGTATTACACAGAATATTTTACGAGTACAAGCAGATGCTACACTTGCTTTACTTCCAGGATTACAGTCAGACAATAGTTTGCAAACAGTTACAATAGGTTCTTCTTCAGCCGCATTTAACAACGTATTTGCTACAACATTTACTGGGACGGCCACACAAGCAAACACTTTACAAGTTGATGGAGCAAGTTACAGACAAGCATCTGTAACGACGACACTACCAAACACTATTGCTTGTAGAAGTGCAAGTGGAAATATTAATGCAAACATATTTGACGGTGTTGCAACAAGTTCTAGATTTGCTGACCTTGCAGAAAAATATACATCCGAAGGTGATTTACAACCAGGCACAGCAGTAGCAGTATGCACACATGAAGATCACGAAGTTGCTCCTGCAAAGGCAAGCGATATTTGTATAGGTGTTGTATCAACAGACCCTGGACTAATGATGAATAGTGATGCTGATGGACAATACATTGCACTTAAAGGGCGTGTACCTGTCAAAGTAAAGGGTGTTGTTGAAAAAGGGCAAGCTATATATGCATGGGCCGATGGTGTTTGTTCTACAATACAAACAACCGCTATGGTAGGTATTGCTTTAGAATCAAGCAATGACGACTCGGAAAAACTTATCGAATGTGTTTTAAAGGTATAAATATACATAGTTAATAAAAGTGTTGACATCAATTATTTTTTGTACTATAATAGAACAACATAGGAGATTTATATGCCCGTCCAAAATGCAATAATTACAGCAAATGATTATAATACAGTACAAAGCCGAATCAATACAATAATGAATACAGACTATGGTCAAAGTTTGTTAAGTGGACAGGTTGCAGTTGGTAATACAATCACTGATGAACAATTAGATAACCTAAGAACAGATATATCTAAAGCATATGCACATCAACAAGGTTCTAATCCTACTATTATTGATGTTGACGAAGGAGATACAATTCTTGCTTCACACTTGAATGATTATGCTGGTGTAATGACAACGGTTGAAACTAACAAGTACCTAATAGGAGCCGGACAGTTTACTATAGACGCCGGAATATCAGATAACAGAACTAGTGCTTGGAACGGAACACTAGAACATAGAGTGCTTGTGTCTTTTGGTTCTGACACTGCTAGAACACAGTTTTTTAATGCAGGTGGCCAAATTAGATTCACTGCAAGTCAGTCTGGAGGTTCTTCTTCAATTAATATTGACTGGCGTAACATGTTGTCTAACATGGGTACTATAATTATGAATTACACACAAACAACTTCTACAGGATCAGGCACAGATACTAGTATTGGTCAACAAGATTTAACTGGAAGCTACCAACAAATATTTACAAAAACTGGTTCAGGTGTGTATGCGGCTAACGATTATACTGTACAAGCAAGAAATCAATCCGGCGCCATTCAATTTAGAATATATTTTAATGATGATAAAGGTGCCAATCCACAATACGATGAAAACGTAGACGGTACACTTACTAGTAATGTGCAATACTTAAGAGCATCTGGTTCAAATGTATCTTTAAACGCACCTAGTTTCACAAACCAAGCCACATTTTAATACTTGACTTTTATAAGAGCTTCCTGTATACTTACACTATAGGAGGATTATATGGAATCACAGTTACAAAAAGCATTAGAGTTTGCAAATTATTCTCAAACTCTGGACAATCAAAAAAATATCCTTTACAAGCAATATCAAGATACATGTTATCATTATGAAAATGGTTATGCTTTTGAAGTTACTCCCGAACTAATTTCATTTTGTAATTTTATGCTTGCAAAGGAAAAGCCTTTGGTTCTGTTAGATAGCAATAAAACTCCGGTAGAAATAGAAAATGCACAAGAATTTATTGATAACATTGTCGATGTATATGTGCAAAGTACAAATAATTATATCATTAAATATCAAAATTTTAAAAATGATAAAACTGTTAAAGGGTTATTAGATCAATGACCAAAGGCGTACTGCTTTTTGCTAATAATAATGAACAGGTTGATTATATAAAACAAGCAATTTTTTGTGCTAAACGTGTAAAAAAATATACAAATTTAGATGTTACACTTGTTACAGATAGTTCTCAGCATTTAGAAAAATATAAATTCTACACAAAATACATTGATAAAATTATTACCACAGAAGCATCTAGTGAAACACAACAAAAAAAGTTTTATGATGGAGAATCTTATATAGATGCTACTTGGAAGAATTTTTCTAGAGCTTCGTGTTTTGATATTACACCTTATGATCAAACTCTTGTAATAGATACAGATTTTATTCTCAGTAGTGCATCTGTGTTAAATTGTTTTGACAGCCGCTACGATTTTATGATCAATCGATATGCTTTTGATTTGAATACAACTAGAGATAACACACCCGAATTACTTGTAAGCAACACAAGTATTCCTATGTATTGGGCAACAGTGTTTTATTTTACAAAAAATTATAAAACACAAACACTTTTTAATCTTATACAATTTATTAGAGACAATTGGAGTTATTATAAACTGTTATATAACATTGTGTCAAATACTTATAGAAATGATTTTGCATTTAGTATTGCTATGCATATTTTATCAAACCATAAAACTGTAGCTTGGCCTAAAGTTATGCCTACATTGTATATGATTACTGACAGAGACACGCTGTTAGATATAAATGATGACACATTTAGTATATTGTTACAGGATAAAAGAGATGTTATACCAGCAAGTATTAAAGGTTCTGATATACACGTTATGAATAAATTTAGTTTAGATAGATATATCGACAAGGATTTTGCAAATGAATAGAGGATTTTGTATACTCGCAGAAAATAATCATAAAACAGATTATATAAAACAAGCATATGCTCTAGCAATAAGTATTCATAAACACAATAATGAAAATGTCAGTCTTATTACAGATGATGCTGTTCCGGATGAATACATGCATGCATTTGATAAGATTATTCCTATACCATGGGGCAATCTTGCTAAGAATAGTGATTGGAAAATAGAAAATAGATGGAAAATATATCATTTATCGCCATATGAATATACTATTGTAATGGATGCTGATATGCTTATTTTAGAAAATATAAAAGATTGGTGGTACAGATGTTACAATCATGCTATTGCTTTTACAACAGATGTAATAACTTATAGAGGTGATGCTGTAACAACTAATTATTATAGAAAAACATTTGTTGCAAATAATTTACCAAATTTATATAGCGGACTTTACTATTTTAAAAAGTGTGATATTGCAAAAGAATTTTTTACCCTAGTTGAAATAATTTCTAAAAACTGGCAAGAGTTTTATCGCATGTTTTCTCCTAAGAAAAAACAAACATGGCAAAGTTTTGATCTTAATTGTGCTATTGCTTACAAGATTTTAGGTTTACCTGACATAAAAACACCATTAACTTTCACACATATGAAACCACACGCACAGCATTGGGAGAATGTTCCTGAAAAATGGACAGATTATCTTGATATATATTTAGACGACTATATATATTTGGGTAATTTTACACAAAAAGGTGTGTTACATTATGTAGAAGACGAATTTCTTACAGACAAATTGTTGGAGCATTTAAAATAATGTTATATGTAGGTTATAATACTGAAGGTAAAGTAGTTAAGATTACTAATGAACTTGATGATAAATTCGAATACTTAGAAATAAGTGCAGAAATGTATACGAAGTTTGCTGAATGTACTGAGAACATTGATGATTACATAGTAGTAAAAAAACAAGATTATGTATTAGAAAAAAAAGACAAAAAAGAAAGTGTATCTGCAAACATTTTTACAATAAGCAAAACGACCGAACGTATTGCAAATAGTATATACATAATTCAAGACCATAAACAAAAAAGTTTTAGCATTACACATACTTTTAAGGATAAATTTCCACCATCTCAGACTTATAAAAAGTTTTTTGTTACTGATGTAAATAATTCTAACAAATTGTTGTGTACTTTGGAATGTAGATTTGAAGATTTTTTTGATAAAACTTTAAAATTTGATGCAAAATATTTTTCTGATTGTAAAATTATCACACAACCAGACATGCAAAGCTACTATCATCTTATAGGAGAAACAATTGAATAAAATAAAAGTACAAGACTGTGATATTGTTTTTCTTTCATATGATGAGCCTAATGCGGAAAAGAATTATGCGGATTTACTTACTAAAGTTCCTTATGCTAAAAGAGTGCATGGAGTAGAAGGTTCTGATGCCGCACATAAAGCCTGTGCAGACTTATCAGAAACTAAACACTTCGTCACAGTTGATGGTGATACTGTAATAGATCCAGAATTTTTAAATGTTGTGTTAGATCTAGATATATTAGGTGTAAATGATGATTACCAGTTTAGTTGGTGTGGTAATATTGATGTGAATGGTTTGAAATATGGCAACGGAAGTTTAAAGATGTGGACCAAAGACTTTGTTGCTAACATGAAGACACATGAAAATACAGACGGGTCTGATGATACACTTATAGAGTTTTGTTATTTTGACAACTACTACCAACTAAATGAAAACTTTTCAACTAGTATTATAAGTTCAACACCACATCAAGCCTGGAGAGCAGGTTTTAGAGAAGGTGTAAAGATGTCACTTAATAGGGGTACCAAAGTAGAAGATCTTGAAAATGACACTTGGTGGCAAAATTATCATAGATTACTTGTTTGGTTAAATGTTGGTGCAGATGTTAACAATGGCTTGTATACTATTATGGGTGCTAGGGATGGTTGCCAAAAGATATTAGCTACAGACTGGGATCATTCCGTAACAAGAGATTTTAAATGGCTTAATGAATATTGGGAAAAAATTAAAAACAAACCTGTAGAACAAATGATCGCTGAATATGGCAAAGTATTACAAGATCTAGGACTTCCTATTAGTACAACTGCATTAGATAACGAACAAAGTAAATTTTTTAAAACAGTATATTCTCCTCCTTCTAGGAGATTTAGGTGAGCAAAAAAGATTTTAAAAGATTTCTGGACAACAGAGTTGATATACATGACCCAGATAATCTACAATTTTTAAAAGATAAATTAGATTCCAAAGGTCCGGGATTTTGTCTTGCCAAATGGACACAGGTTACTACACATTTAGGAAGTGGTATTACACATAGTTGTCATCATGTAGGTGCACATAAAATAAAATTAGATGAGCTAGAAAAAGACCCTGGCGCATTACATAATACAGAATTTAAAAAAGAACGTAGACGAGAGATGCTTAATGGCGAGCGTCCCGTAGAATGTGATTATTGTTGGCGTATAGAAGATAACAGCGATCATTTTAGTGATAGGGTTACAAAAAGCATTTCTTCTTGGAGTTTGCCATACTTAGAAGAAATAATTAATTCTGATGGAACAGAAGACATTTATCCTAAATACGTTGAAGTAAGTTTTAGTAATGTGTGTAATTTTAAATGTGCATATTGCGGACCAGCATTTAGTAGTAAATGGACAGAAGAAGTTAAACAAAAAGGCACATACAAGTTTATAGATTATAAAGGCAACAACAGAGAATTTGGATTTATTAATCCTGATGAAGTACAATATTTAGAAAAAGAACACAATCCTTATATTGAAGCTTTCTGGAAATGGTTTCCGGAAGCTGTAAAACACATGCATGATTTTCGTATTACTGGTGGCGAACCATTACTAAGCAAACATACATCAAAAGTAATTGATTATCTACTGGAAAATCCACAGCCTAATTTAAAGTTTGCAATTAACACAAATGCTTGCCCACCTGGTAATATCTGGAAAATTTTTACAAAAAAATTAAATCTATTACTAGATACAAATTCTGTCAAGGAAATTACAATCTTTACTAGTGCTGAAGCTAAAGGAGATCAAAATGATTACATACGTTTTGGAATGGATTATAATCTATGGTTAAATAATTTAAGAAAATTATTAAAACGTTGTCGTAAAGTAAGACTTAGTATTATGTGTGCAGTGAATGTGTTAAGTGTTACTTCTTTATATTTGATGATTCCTGATATAAACAAACTAAGGAATTCGACTGGAGCAGATATATCAATGGATTTTGCATATGTGAGAAATCCTAAATTTTTAGATATGCGTATTGCTCCAAGAAAACTGTTAGACTATTATGTGCTTAAAGCAACAGATGAAATCCCTATTGATAGAATTGTAGAAAATATAAAGTTAAAAAGAATATACGACAGTATATGCGAACTTCAAGATATTTCTGATCCTAAAGAATTAGAACTAACAAGATATAATTTTGTACAATATATTACAGAATATGATAAAAGAAGAGGTACAAATTTCGAAACTACATTTCCTTTACTTGTTCCTTCTTTTAATGAATGGGCATTTGTAAATGTTTGATGTAGTATTTTTAAGTTATCAGGAACCTGACTGTGAACAACGTTTTCTAAAATTACAAAAACAAATTCCTTTTATTAAACGTGTTCATGGAATAAAAGGTATACACAATGCACACAAAAAAGCCGCACAAATTTGCGACACAAAAATGTTTTATGTGATTGACGGAGATGCAGATATATTACCTACTTTTAAGTTCGATGAAAATTTATGTATTTCATATAATACTGTATATGTATGGCAAAGTATAAATCCCATAAATAATTTAAACTATGGATATGGTGGATTAAAACTATTGCCAAAATCTCTTGTATTAGATATGGATACAACTAGCACAGATATGACAACTAGTCTGAGTAAAAATTTTGTAGCTTTTGATATTGTAAGTAACATTACATCCTTCAACACTGATGAGTGGAATACTTGGCGTAGTGCATTTAGAGAATGTGCTAAATTAGCAAGTAAAACAATAGATAGACAAGAACAAGGAGAAACAGATGAAAGACTTAAAACTTGGACAACCGTGGGACACGATAGACCATTTGGCAAATACGCTTTGGCAGGCGCTACCGCTGGTATGGAGTTTGGCTTTTCTAGCGGGTCTAACCTTCGGCTAATAAACGACTTTGATTGGTTAAGAAAAGAATATGAAAAGACTTTTAACATACGGATGTAGTAATACTTATGGGGAAAGCCTTCCTGATTGTTTGCCTACAGGAAATGCGAAAGATAGAATGCCACCTCCTAGTCAGTTTGCATGGCCTAAAGTTTTATCTCAAAAATTACGTAGAGAATGTGTAAATTTAAGTAGCAGTGGATCATCTAACAAAGAAATTCACTTAAGAATAGTAGAAACAGATTTCGATGAAGATGATATTGTTGTTGTTTTATGGACACATCATAATCGTAGTTGTTTTATTGCAGATACTACTGCATCAAACGGAAAGCCTATAATTAACAAACTTTTGCCGGGTTGGATAGAAAAACGTAGTAATATTCCTAAATGGCGAAGAATTTATAATCAGGGCTATTATGAACTTTATCACACAAACGAAAATACGAGATATGAATCACAAATAAGTATTGACCATGCTTACAAACATTTAGAAGCTAAAGGAATTAAAAATTTTCATTTTACTTTTGATGGTAAGGTTATATCATCTAAGATATTCAACACATATAGTTGGTTTACTGCACCAGTAAATAATTTAAATTTAATAGAAGATGTTGGACAAGACGGATATCATCCCGGCTTATTAGCACATGTAGATATTGCAGAAAAAATGCATGTAATGATAGAGAAACAATTATGAACAGACTTTTAGCATTTGGATGTAGCCACACATATGGGGAATCATTGCCAGATTGTTTGACTACAAAAAGTTTAGACGCTCCAATGCCACCACCAAGCCAGTTTGCGTGGCCTAACCTTTTAGCAAAAAAGTTAGATATGGAATGTGTAAATCTAGGCTCGTGTGGAGCATCTAACAAACAAATTCATTACAATATAGTTAACACAAATTTTGAAAAGGATGATGTTGTTTTTGTTTTATGGACGCATCATAGTCGAAGTTGTTTTTTGCAAGATGAACCAATTGACGAAAAAGGATTACAGTTCAAACAACTTACTCCAGGTTATATAAAAAAGTTTAAGCAAAATCCTAGATGGCGTAGACTTTATAATTATAGATATTACGAACTTTTCCATACAGAAGAAAATTCAAGATATGAAACACAACTAAGTATTGATCACTCTTACAATTACTTGTTAAAAAAAGGAATTAAAAATTTTCATTTTACTTTTGAAAGAAAAGGCATACGACCTATAACATCTAAATTTACAAAAGAAATGGATGCATGGGTTTCTGCTCCAATACAAAATTTAGATTTATTAGAAGATACCGGAGCAGATAGATTGCATCCTGGTGTGTCAGCACATGTTGATTTAGCGGAAAATATATTTGCAAGGATAGAGGAGCAAATATGAACAGACTTGTAGCTTTTGGGTGTAGTCATACATATGGCAAAAGTTTACCTGATTCGGCACAAGAGTTTTTTTCTGATAAAAAGAAATATAGAAAACTTCGCGATTCCCCTCCAAGCAAAGATGCCTGGCCAGCATTGTTAGCAAAAAAAATTAAATTGCCATTGGAAAATTTATCTTGTTGTGGAGCATCTAACAAACAAATCACTGAAATTATTCTCAATTCTAAATTAGAAGAAACAGATTTTGTAGTTATTTTATGGACAAATATTTACCGCACATGTTTTTTTACAAAAGACACAATTTTTCAAATAAGTCCATCTTATACCAAAAAAAAATATATTAGAAGATATAATGCACAAATGCATATTGAGAGATTTAATATTAACAACAAATATTACAAAGACTTTTTTTGGCAAAGAAATTTAGAATATGAAACTTTACAAAATATAGATCATGCAAAAAGATATTTAGATAGTAAAGGAATACAAAATTGGCATTTTAATTTTGTAAGACCAGTAGGACCATTTCAAATTACAAGTCTGTTACCAAATGATTTACCTAAATGGTTTGAAGTAGATGTTCATACTTTAACTATGATAGATGATTATGGATTAGACGGCATGCATCCTGGATTAAAAGCACATGCTAACATGGCAGAACAAGTGCATACAACACTGCTTGATTACCTTGGAAACATATTTTAAACTAAATGATTAAATTTTCCGACTAGCATATATCTTGTGCCGCGAGTGTCAGCTACTTCATTTTCGTATAACACTTCTGCTCTTTCAGGTAATTGCTGTTTAAATTCTTCTAAACTACTAACACAGTTTATATGGCCTTCTATATCGAACATATTATTTGATTGAAAAGCAAAGTAACAGTCGCTTGATAATTTTGCTGATTGATAAACTTTTCTTCTGTGTGGTTTGTCATCTGCATATCCTTTAGGATGTACAGCATCTGTTGCCATAGAACTAAACCTAAACCAAGGCCAGTCTTTCATAGGCTTCATATGTTCGCAACTTGTGTTTATTATTAGTTTGGTATTTAAATATGCATCTCTGTATGTTTCAAATACATCGTCGCAAATATATTCTATATTTTCATAATTAGGAAATATTCTATTTTTTGAAATGTATAAAGGACGCTCATCTATATCAATACCGATTATTTTTTTTACTTTGTTTGCTAGTTTAGGAATTAAAATACTTCCATACCAAATACCCCATATTACAACTATAGATGATTTGTCTAATATATTTAAATTATCCACAGCATCTAGCAGTGCAGTCTTTGCTGACATCTGATTGGTGCTAAAGCTATCATATATATCTTTTTCTAATGACGGATCATCTTTAATAACTTTCAAAACATTTGTTAGTAAGTTGTCATCAATATTATTTCCTATTATATCTAGCATTGTAGTATAAAAAGTAATTTTATCTTGTCTTTCAATTGACTTTACAAGCACATCAAAGTTGTTGTCTAACGATTGTAAGTCTGTTGCATTTTTTATTAGGTGTGAACATGCCCTGTATTTTTCATCTAAAGATAACGATGTCATTACATCATATACGACATCTATATTTTGATTATTATTTAGGCTTACGATATTTCTTATTTTATAAAATTCTTCACGATCAAACATCTATTTTTTTCTCACTACATAATCATCTATAATCAGTAAATGTAGCCCACATTTTTTAAATGTATCCACTGCATCTTTTGGTGTTTCAACAATAGGTTCTTGACAATTAAAACTTGTGTTTAACAACATAGGTATTCCTGTTCTATCATAAAATGCTTTAATTAGATCATAATATCTTTGATTAAATTTTCTGTTTACAGTTTGTATTCTTGCAGTACCATCGACATGAGTAACTCCTGGGATTGAATCTTTTATTACAGGCATTATTCTACTCATGTAAGGACTAGGTTGGTTAGTATCAAAGTATTCTTGATAGTGCTCTTCGAGTACGCTTGGTGCAAATGGACGAAAGTCTTCACGCAATTTAATTGTATCGTTAATTTGTTTTTGCACATAATCTGCTCTAGGATCAGCAAGTATGCTTCTATTACCAAGAGCTCTGTTACCGCTCTCACTACAACCTTGATACCAACCTACAATTTGTCCATTGTCAATTGCTTCTGCTACTAATGAACAAATTTCTACAAATGGCATTTTCTCAAACTGTAAGTCTTTAAATATATCTTCATCAACTGTATATTTCTCTCCTGAATATACAGTTGGCATATGAATATTTTTATTTAACATATAGTCGGCATGCATGTATGTGCCTAACGCTTGCCCTTCATCGCCTGCCGCAGGTGGTACATGAACATTGGTATAATGTTTTGTAAATTCTTCATTCATATAACCATTGTATGCTACACCACCTGCTATACAAATATTTTCGCTTGTCTTTAAAGGGTAAACGTATTTTTTAATTAAGTCTATAGTATATTTTTGTAGAGTAAATGCAATGTCTTCTCTAGCAACCTTTTCTAAAATATCTCTACTACCGCGAGGGAGTTTATGGTTAGGATCTTTCAAATATTTGTGTACCATTTCGTATACATCAAAATTAAATTTTCCATATCCTGCTAAACCCATAGTCTTGCCAGCACCAAGATAACCAAATCCTAAGTCTTGAGAAAGCCTATTCCACAATCCGCCTATCGAAACTTTATCGCTTATGTCGTTTATATTACCTTCTTTATCTATAAACACACAATTAAACTGCCAGCCTCTTCCGTCTATAGCAAGTATATCGCTTTCTGTAAAACCGCTACTTAAAAATGCATATGCCGCATGGCTTTGGTGATGATCTATGTAATAATAATCTTTTGTTTTGTAATAATCCCATAGTTTTGTAGGATTAAATTCTAAGAAACTCTTGTCATTAAGTGTATTTTCTAAGTAGTCAATTACAAATTCTTGTCCTAAATTACTTACAGTAAATGCAAATATCTTATTATCTGTGTGATAACCGGGTTCTATATAGGATTTGTAAAACTCTCTACTTGGTGTAGGGTCGTGTGGGTTGCTTTTGTTTAGGTTGTGTTTTTCTCTTGTGTGTCTTTCTGCAAGAAAATGCACTTTACCATCATATGTGTTGTGATCGTGAATGTTTACTGCTACTGCAAAAATATCCATAATTAAGCCATTATATCTAAAAGGTTTATTTCGTTTGAAATTCTACCTGCAATTTCATCTCTACGCATTTTTGGACGTTTAGGAATAATGTCCATACACTTTGTACAATATTTTTCAAATTCAAACAAATCATAATTCATCATTTTTGTTATGTTATCTACAGTGATATCAAACTCACGTGAACCATTTATTGCTTTTCTACTACAATGTCTAATTTTACATATTTCAAAATCAAACACAGGCACTTGCGGAAATTTAGCACAAACACGTCTATCAAATTCAGGTGCCTGTACTAGTTCATGATCTGTAAAAAAGTCTGGAGAACGTGAATTGTATTCTTTAAATTCTGTGTTTTCGTGATCTATTTCTGACAAATCAAACATGTCTCTATATTTAAAATATCCCGGTGTCTCAATAATTAAATTATAGTTATTAAGATCGTTTTTTGGAAGAAAAGGATAATTTCCTAGTTTTTCAATTTTGTCTTCATAAAAATCTAGCACAAGATGTTCAATATAAATTATATCTCTATCTTCTAATATATGTGGATAAAACTTACGAACTAAACTGTTGGATAGTACTTGCGGAATAAGATTGTCGTGTTTCTTAATTTCTGCAATTACTTCATCTAAATTCTTTGTAAGGCCAGGCTCGCCGCCTAGCAAACAAATCCTTGTTTTATAAGGTGAAAGGCCTTGTAGAATTGTACGGACTAAGTCCATATCTACATTTAGATTTCTCATTTGTAGAGTCCAAGCAGTACAGTAATGACAACTTTTGTTGCAACTTTTTGATAGATAAAAATCTACAGTCCTGTACTCAGATCCTTTTAACTCTTTAAGTGTAGGAGTCATAAACCTTTTTGTTCCTTTTTCCAAAGTTCAATTATAATATAACATAATTGACAATGCTTGTCAATAATAAACTTATTTACATTAAAATTTCTTCAGCATCAGATTCAATCTGTTGCTTATTCCAAGATGCAATCGTACGTGTTCTTTGTTTTGTCATCTTCCTTGGTTTGTAATAAGGTTCTAGCTCAGGAAATACATCAAACAAATTCATTTCCCATTTGGTTCCTTTATAGTATAGATCTTGTAGTATCAAATATTCAAAAATATCTTGAAGGTCAACATTTGGATCAGCTGGTTTTTCAAGTATAGCAACAATATCCGGCCAGTCTTTGTACTTAGGAATAAGTTCATCTTTAATTGGTTTAGGTAAATTATTGGGGCGTAATGGATATGGATATTCTAGCATAGCCCAGTTAAGTTGATCTATCACAGGATTTTCTTTACACCAGTCTATTACTTCATAAAATCTTAAAACACTTAGAAAAGATACAAGTGCATTAAAGTCTACTACAGCATTATCATATTGATTACACAATTCGATATTTTTTACAACTTTATTCCAATCAGTACGTCTCCGCATATATTCTATAGTTTTACCTATTCCATCAACGGATGCTACTACAGCAACATGGTCAAACTTTGGAATATACTTTAACAGATTATGTTTACCGGCTTTTGTTTCTGTGAGATTAGTTTGGTATTTTAATCTAATTTTGTCAGCATGGCCACCTTCTACTAGGGCGTTAAGCATTTCGTATTGCTTTTTCATAATCAAAGGTTCACCACCTATAAGTTTTATACTTCTTGTGTAAGGTGCTAGTTCTATAATTTGTTCAATATTACCTTTTGTTTTATCTCTCAATACATCTTTGAAATATCCATCTGGTTTATTTGCATATTCTGATCCCCAAATTTCAGGAGTAATTACACCTTTTTCCATACTCTTCATACGTGTAGTTGAATTTGAATAATCACACATATAACAATCTAGGTTACATTCAGATCCGTAAATTTTTAACTGAATTTCAAATATACGCTCGCTATGTTCAAATGGTAATCCATGTAACTCAGTATATTTAGAATTACGTATATAAAATTTGCCAGTCTTTCTAAATTTACTAACTTTGGATTCTATCTTGTTCCAGAAAGGTGGATCATTTGTGTGTATTTTTAGACAATTAGTGCGTCTACTTCGTCCATACCTTTCTTCGTCTGATACACATCTTTCACAATAGTTTTTTACAGCCTTAAGGTCGGATCCAGGAGTAAGCATTTCTTTCCTAATTGAATTCATGTACTCACTGTTTTCCATCCAATCTTCTAAAGAAACTTCGTCTACCATTACGCCACTTTTTCTAGCAAAACAGCATGCTCCGTAATTTCCATCTATTTCTGAATAGATTTGATTAAATGGAATATCACAAAAAAATATTTCTTGAGATTTTGCAAGGCTTACAATACTATCTTTTTCTCGGGCTTTTTTTTTACCTGTTTCGTCCATATAATTGAACCAAGTGGCTGTACTTACATTACCTGGCCTGCTTTTATCTCCAGGTCCACCTTTTGTTAGATGTGACGGAGGTTCAGACCAAGTTATAGGAAGTGCATCAACATCCCAGTCAAAAGCCCAGGCTTTTTCTTCACACCAAAAACACTCTTTGCATTCTACGGTAAAATCTTTTGTAAGTTTAGGACTAGTTCCAACACATGATCTTGTCATAGGAAACAAATCGTCCATTAGGTCATTTTCTATGTATACACCTGCTACAAATTTTTTATCTACATTGCAATAAGGTTGATAGATACTTAAAGCAGGATGTTTTTTGTTTGGCCTCCAAGGTTCTATGTATTCTGCTTCTTTGTCTCTACGTCTTTCTGCCTTGTGCCAAAAATTTCCTGCCTCCATTTCTTCTTTAGGCGGATTCCTTGTCATACCGTCTAATCTAATACATCCTGGAAACCTTTTCATCATTTGCCAACTTATTTGATCAACCTGGATAATTTTTGATACTTGACGGCGACGCATACCTTTGAATTGGGGATATTTTTCTATTGTAGCATCACATTGCTCAAACGTTACATAATCTTCGTTCTTATCGTTGAACGGATATATTTCAATGTCGGGGATATTGTTTTTTGGAAACTTTTTTTGCATCCATTCTACAATTTCTTTGGCAGCATCAGCATCTTTAGGTGCGTTTAGATCTAAACATGTATATGGTATAAGTTGTATGTCCGGAAAATGGGTTGACACTAAGTACATAAGACTTGCTGAGTCTAAACCTCCTGATAAACTTATAGGACAAACTTCAGGTATTTCATTTGGAAATAAATCTATTGTCTGATCACCGTGTGTAATTTTCATAATTTTACCTTTATTTCAATTCTAAACCGCTACGTCCAGCAGTCATCATTACATTATTATGTAGCCCGTGATTCTTAATTGTTTGGTCAAATGCGGCATAAGCAAACATATTACGTTCTGCGGCAGTAGTTCCAAATTTTTGATAGTCTGCACATAATGGTAAGTGTACTTTAACATTCCAACCAAGTTTAGCCCAGGCGACTGCAGAATAACACCTTGCGTCTAACACACAACCTGCTGTGTTACATCCACCTATTATAATATGATTCTTTACAAAAGGTTGATCCGTTTCTCTTTTTACTTTTTCTATTATTTGTACAGGAGGAGGACAAGGTTCCTTGAGCTCATCATAGTCTATATCTATCCAAGGATGTTTACCCTCAATTTTTACCAACTTGCGTATTTCTTGAATAGCTTCATCCTTAGGATGATGGTCTGACATAACAATCCATTCTCCTTTAGTTCTAAACATCATTTCTCTTAAATGTGCATAGCGTAGGTTATTATCATGATCGTTATTGTCCCACTGAGGATGTCCATGAAAATCTATTAATAATACTAGTTTCTTTAATTTCATTTTATATATACTTTATTATCTCTTCTGGTTCTGGCTTATAATCCATTTTGGATTGTTTTTCGTTCATACCCTCTCTCCTTGATGATTTGCTATATCCTAATCCTGCAATAAGCATAACAGGTCCACCTAAAAAAGGAAAATCTGGCTTCCAAAGCGAATATTCAAATGGATAACATTTTATGTAAGTAGTATCTATTCCTTTTTCCAACAAGAACGCAGTAGCATTCTGCATAAACATACCAATTTCAATACAGGTAGTGCCTGCAATATCATCGAACAGATCTTCATGCATCTGTTCATATATGTCATTTAGATGTACAATAGTTTGTTCTATAAACGGATTAGGTTTGGCAGCTCTCTGACTAAAAATTAAAACATAAGGAGCTGTATTGTAGAATAAAAAATTAGGATTACTTCCGTCTTCGTCGTAATTTTCGATGTTGTTTACATTGTGCCTTATATTTGTTCTTCTCTTGTTTAGTTTTGATAGCCCATGTATCTTATCTTTTAGTATTTGATTTTCAGGACCAGGCCCTATTACATTTACATGATAGGGCATAAAATTATTTTTTGATGGTGTAACTTTCCATGCTTTAGTTAAGCATTCGTTCACTAGGCTTTGTTCTGGAATATTTTCTGTATCAAACCCCCACACATGCTTTCTACTATCTAACAGCTTTAAAAGTTTTTTCTCCATTTTACTCATTGTAATGCTCCTCTAGTTCTGGAAACACGTCAAACAGTTCCATCTCCCATTTTGTTCCTCTGTAATGATTATCTATCATTAACAAATATTTTAAAGTGTCCTGATAATCGATTCCACCCGAATCTTGTTTTAAAACATTTACAATATCTGGAAAATTACTGTATAATGGAATAAGTTTTTGTTTTATTTTTTCAGGTAACACATTTGCACACAATTTAGCTGGTCCTCTTATGTTTGACCAATTTACTTGTTCAAGTCTGTCATCATTTTGTTCAAACCATTCTATTAGTTTATAAAACCTTAACACACTTAAAAAAGAAATTGTTCCATTAATATTTACTCTAACATTAGGATATTTTAACACAGTATTAATGTTTTCTGAAATATTTTCCCAACTAGATCTACGTCTAATATAATCGTTCCATTTTCCCATTCCGTCAAGTGATATAGTAAATTCAAACAATTCAAATTCTGGAATAAACTTTGTAAGTTTTATTTTTTCAAATTCAAGCACAGTCATGTTTGTTTGATATTTAACAAACATACCATCAGCATATCCTGTAGCCACTATTTTTTCTAATAAATCATAAAACTGTTTCATCACCAGTGGTTCGCCGCCAATAAATTTTAGGTTACGTATATAGGGAGCTACAGCAACAATTTGATCAATTACATCTTCGAGCTTGTCTTTTTTAAAATTTTGAATAGGTGTTTTAGCATATTCAGAAAATATGTTTTCTTGCTGTAAGTCTTTCGAATGAATTGTTTTTAGTCTTGTGCTAGAATCATAAGGTATACACATATAGCAATCAAGATTACATTGATTGCCAAAGGCTTTTACTTGTACTTCAAATATTCTTTCTGTAATTCTGCCTTTGCCTGTTTTTTTGTATACATCAACTGCATTTCTAATACCAGGCCATATACCCCTGTCGTTAGTTTGTATTTTGAGTGAGGCTTGCCGTCTCGATCTTCCATATTCTGCTTCTTGATACAAACAGTTTTTACAGATTGTTTTGCAAGTTTCTAAATCGCTACCAGGAGTAGTCATTTCTTTACGCATTTTGTTAAGTGTTTCGTCGTGCGTAAAATAATCGGTAAGTTTCACATCTTTTATATTTGGTCCGTATCCTTCTATAGCCCAAGAGCAAGGCTGGAGTTCACCTCTTGTACTGGTATACAATAATTGGAAAGGCGCACTACAAAACCATATATCTTGATTTCTAATTTGATCTTCTAACAAAGGAAATTCTTGAAACCAAGAACTAGTGTCTACTTTTCCATCTCCTAGATAAGCATCTCCTGGGCCACCTTTTGTAATATGTTTAGCTAATTTATCTGTCATGTTACTTTACTTATTTGCTTCTTGTATAGCCCATGCACGTTCTTGACACCACCAACACTTGCCACAATCTCCTCCTGGCCTGACGCACGAATTAGTATAGTCTAAAAGTTCTAATATGTTTAAATCTATATACGATTGTGCTATAAATCTTTTATCTACATTTACAAAAGGTGCATGGTTTTTTGCTTCGGCAACTTCTTCCCATAGAGCATACCCTGGCCTACGGAAATAGTCTTCTCCAACAAATCCTTCTTGCACATCTTTTGGAGGACCAAGACAGACTGCCTGTATGACTTCGTCTACTATTTTATTTTCACACAATCTTTCTATTAAAGGACGTATGTATGTATTTTTTATATCAGCACCTTTTGTCTCATATACACAAGCAATAGGCCAATGTAACTTTACACTAGGAAACTTGTTTTGTATAAAAGAAATAATATTAGGAAGGCCAGCTGAGTCAGCAGGCACTGAAATATCATATCCATTGTAAGGTTGTATTTCTATATTTAGATTCCGTGATTGTATTGTATTTGCTAGTAAATAGCACAGCATTGTGCTATCTGCTCCTCCTGACATAGAAATGCCTATTGTCTTGTTATTATAAAATACTTCGTCCTGCAAAATGTTTACAGTACCAAATTTATTTTTGTATAGCATCTTTGACTGTACCTATAACACTCTGCACTTCATCTTGTTGAAGCCAAGCGTGTATTGGCAACGATAATACAGTCCTAGAAGCATGATTACTAGCTGTACAAGCGTCACTGCGGTAGTATATGTCATTATACATAGTATTACGGCTCAAAGGTGTTTCGTAGTGTATAGAAGCTTTTAAAGCATCTTTCACACGCTTTCTAGTATCTTTATCCTCAAAACGCACAACATACTTGTGATAATTATGGTTTAGGCCGTTAGACATTTTTTGTGTTATCAATGGCAATCCATCAAAGGCATTGTTATATGTATTTGCTATAGATTGTCTACGCTCTTGATTTCTATCTGCATGTTTCAATCTTTGATTTATTACTAAAGCATTTAATACGTACATGCGGCTGTTATAACCTAACATACTAAAGTCTTTGTCTTTACCATGTCTCCGTATCATCTTTATACGCTTCGCAACATCTTCATTATCAGTTAGCACTACTCCACCGCCATTCACACCTGCTATGACTTTGTTGCTGTTAAAACTATACACACTTATATCGCCGATAGTACCTGCTTTATTACCGTGTAGACTACTACCAAGACTTTGTGCAGCATCTTCAATAAACAGAATATTATGTTGCTTACAGAATTGCCGGATTTCAGAAGTATCAGTCATGTTACCAAACAAGTGTGGATATATAATTGCTTTTACCTTATCCGAATACATACGTTTTATACTTTCAAGAGACATATGGTAGCTATCAAGATCTATATCGCAAAAAACAGGAGTAGCTCCAACTAGACTCACAACAGCACTACTGCTTATCCAACTAAAATCAGTTACTAACACTTCGTCTTCAAAACCTATGTTGTGAGCTAGTAATGCAAAATGAAGTGCATCTGTAGCACTAGCAACACTTACACAATAATTTTTTCCTATACGTCTTGCAAAATTGTTTTCAAATTCTTCATTGTTTTCATAATTTAACTGAGACATAAAACCGTCAAATATGTCTAAGTACGCTGATCTATTTTCTTGGTATTCTCTATCCCAACCGTCGTATGATATCATTTTACACCTTGCTTTGCTAAATTATCTGCAATCAATTCGGCCATTAATCTACATGATTTGTATCCTGGATGATTGCAATCTCTTCCTTTGTCTACCTCTTCGACTAAAGGAACTTCTAACTGTTCTGCACTATGCGGAAAAAAAGTTGATTCAAAATATGCTGTTTTATTTTTCCATAGCACTCTATCTGCGTGGACATAAAACTTAGATCTTAATTCCCAACTGTGCTTCACACAATAATGCGCCTTCCATGGTTGCACATTACTGGGACACATACTGTCGCCAAAAATAGGATAAGTTGCATTTACCTGTCCTACTGGTAAGAAGTCTGTGTATCTACGTGTGCTTGACCAACATTGAACTATTGCCTTAGGATGAGGATAGTGTTCATGTAGTACTAAACTATTCCAGCAAGCATGATCTATAGCAGATCCACTTATTCCTAAATTTACAGTAGGTATGCCTGTAATGTCTTGTAGTACACTAGGCACCGAATCTTCAATTAAGTTTGCTATACCACATATGTTGCTACAACCTATAACCACTATGCTGTTTGCCCAGTCTATAGTGTCAAATTCTGGTGCTCTAAATCCATTTTTATTATACTTGTAAGTAATTTTTTTATCAAAGTAATACCAACTAAGTCCTAGTTCTCTTTTTTTCTGAAAATAAAATTTATTTGTATCATTGCCGCCATCCCATTTGACAGTAACATCTGCGAATTCTGATCCTATTAAATCTTGGTTAAACATTTTTGTAATCCTTTATAGGATCGATCGCAGGCGATCCAAACTTTGTATGACGTTTAGAACCAAATCTGTGCCATCTTTCTAACGCTTCGGACTTATGTCCCCAATATTCTTTTTTTACTCTTTCTTGTAAATGTTTTTTATCTGGTGATGTAAGTTTAAAGTTTACATTTTTCCTTAGCAATGGACTATCAGGATTAAATCCTCTATTAGTATTAACTAATAGTAAAGCAAAATCTTCTTGTTTTGCTATTTCAATAGCTTCGTCAACTTCGTGTTCGTTATAACCAAAAATAATATATTGCCAAACAATAGTGTGTCCTGCGTCTCTACCTTGCTTCATACGTTGCCAAACATCAGTAAACTTTGACCCAATACGGTAAAGTTCACTTTTTTCATCAATGCCATCAACTCCGAAGTACCAAGCATTTTCTCCTACACCATAACTATATGCTTCTTCCCACCATTCGTCTTTTTTGCCGCTACCAACTGTAGCTATTCGTACTGCTTTTCCTTGTCCATCACACATTTTTAATAAGTCTAAAAATTTTGGATGATATATAGGATCTGAAATTTGTCCGCAAAAAGTTATTCCAAAATCATAATAATCTAATATTTTTTTAAATTGATCTTCTTCTAGATCAAAACTCCTGCGAATTTGTTCCTGACTAGAAGTCTTTTGCCTAATACATTGAGGACATCTAAAAATACATCTATGAGAAGCGTCAATATTAGGACGACAACGTTTTTGCATGACTACATAATCATCAGTAATCCGCGCCATTTGCTTGCTCCTTGACTTCTTTGCGTTCCTCTTCTCTTACTTTATCCTTATCTATATCTACTCCACATTTCTTTTTACACATATATGAAGCACTTTCAGGATTGTTTAGTAAAGTTTGAAAAAAGTTTTCCCATTGATCTGATGTAAAAATATCATCTAAACTTTTATTGTTTGACAAAAGTAGTTCTTCATCTTTTAGACCGCATGCTTTGACATATCTATACACAGGAGGATCGTCCATCCAACAACAAGGGAGCATAAATCCATCTGAAGTATATGCGGCTCCTTTGTTGTCTCTTGTGTTAAACGCTAAACATTTAGGTTTTATTTTCATAGTCTTTCCCATAGTTTCATTATATATAGCGTATCAATAAAAGGTCCATGATAGATAGCACTCCCCCCTAGTGCAGGAGGTGTCATAGCAAATGAATCTGGATCTACTAGTTTTACTATAGAATTAAATTCATCATACATAAGATTGTTAATACAAAAATCACGATGCATAAAAATATAGTGAACATCAGTAGGCACTGTCCAAGTTTGCATTTTACCCCACAAACATATTACTTGTGAAATAATATCTCTTTTTTGTTTCCTTGTCAATTGTGCAATACGTTCATTATCGTTCAAACAAAATCCTTGTATATCTTCCATTTCAAAACAAAGTTCGTCTTCATTAAAACTTTGTATCCTTACTAATGATTGTTCCATATTTTGGAAATGCCTATAAAGTTTTATCCATGTTTTAACACTTTTATCTTTCATGCACTCCGAGCGATGGTCTAAATATTTCTTCATAACGCTCTCACTATAGGTGAAATATCTGGCTTTTCGATATTTCTATTCCAATACACACTTCCGCCATCAACAATATCTTTGTCTCTAAGATAAATCATATCCTTGTTAAAGTATTTACATTCTTGTATAATTCTTGGCGCAGGATCAAAAGTCTCCTTTGTGTATATGTATGTATCAAAAATGCCTAACACATTTTTAACTGGCACAAATACATTATTATAGTTTATATTAACATACTTTGCGTCATATGTCAAGATGCCATAATCAGGAAAATTTGCAAGTGCCTTTTCTGCTGCCGCATAATATTTGTCGTTAGTTCCAAAAAACAAATATTTAAATTGAATATCATCTACATGAGGTTTATAAATTTCAAAATTTATACGTTTTTCAAAGTGATCTCCTACACCGTTAGGATACACTTCAGTGTCGCATAGATCAACTACTTGTTGAGGCTTGTAAAATTCTAATGCTTTAGGATAAAGCGTTGGATGATTTTCTGAGTATACGCTGATTACTTTTCCACCAAACAGTTGTTTAAGTGTTTCTTGTTGTATTTCGTTGTAGTCGTTGAAACTTTGCCAACTAAGTGTCATCATACTACGCCCTAGTATCAGTGTAGATTCGTCGATGTGATCAATATAACTATCAATGAATACATTCTCATAGGTTGTGTATTTTGTTTTGATAGCCTCTATGTATTGTTCTTCGCTAAAATTTCTATGTCTTACTATTACAACCTGTGCAGGATAACCAGCTTTGTTTAGTAAGTCACAATATTCGTAACTGTAATACAAAAGTCCATCAACTGGTTTACTTGTCACAACAATGTTAATCATTTAATTCCTACAGCATATTTAATTTACACAGCTCGTGATTAGTCATGGTCTTGACTTCACTGTGTAAATACATTAACACAAATACATAAAAATGTCAACAGGAAAAATTAATGGCCGATCCAAAATATGCAATATCTGATGTTCCTGCTATCTATGATCAAATTACAGATAAGTTATATCCAAGCGAAGAGGATATAGCTTGTGAGTTACAATTACAAGTGATAGGTGATTGGGAACCGTTAGACTTCTCTATAGATCAAAAAGAATACCAAACCAATGTCAAACATTTTTTAGACAATGACTGGTTTACACCTTTTCAACCTAGAGAAGGAATAATGAACAATCGCGAATCAGTTTTGCTATACGGTTTAGAAGGTGATGATCCAACAAGTGTTACAGGCTTATCGCACATTCATGCTAAACTAGGATACAAACCAAGAGAATATGAATTCAGCTTTCCAACTGAAGCTGCTAATAAATTTACTTGTATGAAATCTGTTTTTGATTATTATGATATGGGTAGGTCTTTTTTTATTAGATTAAATGCTGGAGGATTTTATCCTTGGCATAGAGACCACATGTATTTAAAGAGAGATACTATTAGACTTATCGCCTTTTTAGGCGAGGCTAATCTTGACGGGTTAGCATGGGAAGTAAATGGACAACGAGTAGATGCGTTGCCTAATCATGTATATTATGTAGACACACGTAAGTCTCATCGGTTACATGCACAACAAGATGCTTGTGATATGGTTGTAATGAATGTTAGAAAAGATTGGTTAAACGTCAATAGAATACTCAGCCATTTGAAGTATAGATAATAGTGACGAATAAATACGCAAGCAATGAAACTAAAGTTTGTAAATTTATACCTTACATCGAAATATATTAATTTTATAAGCATTAATCCAAATTATTGGATGCTTAAATCTTATTATCGATATGTTAATGCCATCAATCATGATAGGATTGAATGGACAGATCAACTATGGCAACCTTTCTACACTGTTGATCAAATAACAGAAATAATAACAAAAGAAAAAATTAATATTCTGTGTTTATCTGTATTTGTTTGGAACAGCGATTTTACATATCAGGTTGCTAAAAAAGTAAAACAAAAAAATCCTAATATTAAAATAATTGTTGGAGGTCCTGATATTGTTGCTTTGACAGACAAGAAATATTTTAAAGAGCATAATTACATTGATTATGCTGTATACGGTGATGGAGAAGAAGCATTTGCTAAAATTTTAGATAGCATACTTGACAACAGTGAGATACAAAATGGAGTAAACACTGTTACTAAAGATAAAGTTTATCCTCATAAAATATTTTATGACAAAGAATACAATAAAATAAGTTCTATAATGAGCGAAAAAGATATAATTAAAAAGCATGTAGAAGAAGTAAAAAATAACACAGATGTAAAATTTTTACAACTACGTTGGGAACGTGCTAGAGGTTGTCCGTACAAATGTAGTTTCTGCGATTGGTCTAGTGGACTACATCATAAAGTCAAACGTAAAAAATCAAGTTGGAAAGAAGAATTAGACTTCCTATTTACACTGCCTGTAATGGTTGTGCCCACTGATGCTAATTGGGGAATATATGAAGAAGATATAGAAATTACAGAATATGCTGTAAACAGGGGGAGATTTTTTATCTCTAACTTGGCCAAACTACACAAAGACAGAGTGTTTAAGATGTTCGATCTAATGGTAAACAGCACACACTCAAGACCTAACAACATCAAAATATCTTTACAAGATATACATGAAGATGTGCTTGAAAATATTGACAGACCAGAAATACCCTGGGAAGAACAAAAAACATTGTTAAAAGAGTTTAATCAAAAAAATCCAGATATCAATATTGTAGCAGAAATAATAGTAGGCTTACCTGGTCAAACTATTGAAAAACAATTTAATCAGATGCTTGAATTTAAGAAGGCTGGCATCAAATGGATTATATGTTTCTTTTGGGAACTTATTCCTAATAGTCCTGCGTCTAATGTTGAATACCAGGAAAAGTATAAAGTCAAATTTGAACCTCTAACTATTTTAAACGAAACTAAGGAAGAGTTCTCAACAATAGAAGGCATACACAATTCTATTGATAATGGAATACCAGGATGGTCCAAATCTAATATTGTAACAGGAAGCGGTGAACAAGATTTAGCAGACATCCTTACGTGTTTTGCTTTTACAGAAGTTTATAAAAAAAGTGCCGCAGAAAATGATTTCTCTCTACTAAATGAAACAGTATGTAAGAATATACACAACCATATGAAAGTTGAAGCAAGTCACATATTAGATACTAAGATTTTTGGCATTTATAGTGAAAAACATAATTGCTACGTATCACCAGACGTGTACTTTTTTGCCTTAGATCATACAGATTTTAGTAAAAGATATGCAGATATAGGTTGACTTTGACACATGCCTTTGTTATAATTAAATAAATTGAGAGTCGCTAAATATTTTATGGATAACATTTTATACGCTAAATTACCAATAGTTTTTGAAAGCTATAAACAATCGCTAGATCACTACAAAAAAATTAATGATGATACGTGGTTTTGGGATACTTATAGAGAAGTAAGAATGCTTCCGTTGTACACGCCTGGCGGAGCAACAACTAAATCAGGATCACAAAATAATAGAAAAACTGATCTGGATTGGACTGAATATGCTGATAAAGATACTATTGATTTTTTTGAACAAAAAGTATTTCCTTGGTTAGATAAAAAGGGTAGAATAATTTTGCTTAAGACTCCGCCTAACGACAGTCTTGCTGTACATATAGACTGTAGTAAACAGTCCTTTAATACAAGGCAACATAAATTACGTGTTGTACTACAAGGTGAAGTTAACAGTCTTACGTTTGTTACTAAGGATAATGATGTTCAACCAACCGCTGATCATAGGAATTTATTTGTAATGAACGGGGGATGGCCGCACTATATGACAAACACATTTGATGATTGGAAGTATACAATTTGTTTAGGAGCACCTTGGGAAGGTGGAGATACTGACGAGTATATAAACATAATTAAAAATAGTCAAGATGTTATAGAACTTACTAAAAATAATCTTCCTAATGATTATGAACAATATTTTGAAGACTCAGAAGCTAGAAAACGTAAATTTGAAAATGAAACTGCTTAATCCAGAACAAAATACATTTGACGCTATAATGGTTGACCTTACACATAGGTGCAACATGGAGTGTGCTAACTGTTATATTCCTAACAGAGAAATTCCTGATATGGATAAAAATAAACTATTTGAATTTGTTAGTAAACTGCCCAATAGAACATTTGTAAGATTAATTGGTGCTGAAGCTACTATGCGGGATGATTTATTTGAAATCATACAAGAAGTCAGAAAATTAGGACATAGAGTAAGTTTGACAACAAATGGATTGAAACTTGGCAGAGAAGAATACGTGGAGCAACTAAAAGAAGCAGGATTAAGGCTTGTGTTGTTAAGTATGAATGGAGCAACAGACGATAATATATATAAAATATTAGATAGCGGAAAGTATGCTACACTAAAGCACAGAGCTTTAAAAAATTTACTAAAACATAAATTTATAGTGAACACAGGAACTATTATTGCTAAAGGCGTAAACGAAAAAACAATAAAGGATCAAGTTGATCTTATGTGTCACTACGCAGATGTGTATAATATTAAAATACCTCCTGTTGTTAGATTAAGAACTATTGCTACACTTGGCAGAAGCATGGGAAATGACCATACCTATAATTTTTCGGACTTTAAAAAAGTTGTTTGCGATAAATTAGAAATAGATGAAAATTATATGCAAGAAAATAAAACACAAGAAATAGTAAACAACATGGAAGGATATGTGTTTAAATACAAGAATGTTTTTATTAGATTGGTAGACTGGGCAGTAGATGATGAAGGTGTGCCTGATTTTGGAAATGAAATGAGAGGACGTATTACAGAGAATTGGCAAATTGCTCCGTTCTTTCATCATGTCAAGGAGAATGAATATGGTTATTAATGATATAAAAGATAAAGATAGTATAGTAAAAGAATACTTTAAAAGTGGATATGTGCATGTTAAAACAGACCCTGATAACATTGAGCCAACTACACTAAAGGAAATTGCATCTTATTTTGGAAAATTATTAATAACAGGAAAGCATCACATACCAGGAGACAGACATGTGCAGTTATTACAAGAAGACGCCCTGTTTGGCAATACTGTTGTGCCTTGGCACAACGACTTTAGTTACAGTATAGGCGATTATCATGGAACATTGTTAGCATTTGTTGAGTCTGATACTCCGACACACACTGAATTTGTAGATTGTAACAAAGCCTATGAATTGTTAGATCAAGAAGATAAACAATACATTAGCGATGTCGATTGTACTTTTGGTATTCCTGGTAAGTATGATGGACTTATTTCAGAAACACAAGTCAAGGTTATACAAAAACATGTAATGACTAGGCCAATGGCAATGACACATCCTATAACTAATCAAACATCATTGTATTTTAGTCCTGAAACACTTATGGAAACAAACAAACCTATTGACAAAGAAAAATTTATTAAGCATTGTGAAACTTTAGCTTTCAAACATCATTGGGAGCCAGGTAGTATGATACTTTGGGATAACAGAAGGATGTTACATAGGCGTGACGCATTTGAAGGGCATCGAAAACTTTTAAGGGTAAATTTTCAATATGAGTTTAAACATGCAAGTAATTAACAATTTAGAAAATATAGATATCCTAAAGACTGAATTTTTTAATAATGGTATAGTGAATATTAATTTGGATACCTTTTCGCACGATACCTTAAAAAAGATAGCAAGTTATTTTGGAGAGTTGTTAAAAATAACATCAAACACTCATATCAAAGATGAAGATTACGTACAAAAAATTAGTGAAGAAGCAATTTTAGGAAACACATATTTGCCTTGGCATCGAGACCTTACTTACACACCCGGAGATTATCACGGTACATTGTTAGCCTTTAAAGAAAGTGATTATGATACTTATACAGAGTTTTTAGATTGTAATAAATTATATGACTCATTAACAGATGCTGAAAAAAAGTATTTTAAAGAAATAAAAATAACTTATGGTGTACCAAAGAAATATACAGCATACAATAAAGATTCTGTGATAGAAAGAGATTTATGTTTGCAACATCCTGTGACTAAACAAACTACATTGTATTTTAGTCCCGGTTCAATGATATCATCCACTAAACCAATTCATCAAGAAGATCTACTTGATCGAGGTAAAGTTTTTTTTAAAAAGCATTTTTGGAAAAAGGGTGATATATTACTATACGATAATCGTAGAATGTTACATCGTCGACCAGCGTTTAAAGGTCACCGTGAACTATTAAGGCTGAATTTTAAATATGAATTATAATGTAAAACCGTTAAGCGGATATGAAACACAATTTCAAGATTATTTAAATTATCTGTATGATACTTATCAGGGTAGAAGTAATCATTGGCTAGAATCATTAAAGTCAAATTATAAAAAATATCATTATTGGACTCTAGTATTTGACGACTCGGATAAAGATATTATTGCTTTTAGTTGTATACAGGATCATTTTTTTCAACCTGGAACTGTGCGTATACTTACACGTACTTGGTTTGATCCAAAAACCAGATCACACGATGGAGCATTATGGCGTCATACTCCTGTAGCATCTATGGCTAAACATCAAATAGAATGGTTACAAGACAAGGGTTTTGAAAGAGCTATTTTTACTCTTGAACCAGATAGAGATTACAGTCTTATAAAATTTTTGTCAAAAAAAATAAACAAGCGTACAGGTATTACTAATTTTGTTCCTCAGCTGGAAAGAATGAAAACATTTAGAGACGCTCAAGAAAAGGATTATCAATGGTATGCTGAACACATATTTTAAAATACCCAATCTAAACATAGATAAAAAAGAAATAGAAGCCGCCGCTAGAATTACTCAGTATCATTTTTCAGGGGAGGATAACTTCAAAGCAAAAATTTATTCAGAAGATATTCCTATAGAATGTAAAAAACTTATTGAGCTTAGAGATACAGGCGTAATGCATGACATATTTACAATAATACATTATAGCGAAGATAAACTTACACTTGCTGGAAACAAATTTTTTACAAAAATTGATGGAGAATATGTAGTAGGTAAACACAAAGATGGAAATGATACACGATATGCCGGATCGCTTGTATTTCCATTATATAATGCAGATAATAGCATAGTTGAATGGTATGCTGATCATCCTAATCAAAAAGAATTTAACGTCAAGACTGGCACATGGTGTGAAAACGAGGAGCTACTGGAAAAAGTTTGTGAAGTGTCTATGGTAAATGAAAAACCAATTATACTTAGAACTGATGCCTGGCACGGAATAAGATTTAAAACTGTGCCAAGGGTCATTATGCGTTGGTTGTTTAGGCACGACCTTACTTGGAACGATATCTCAAAGTTGTTTGATTGATTGATGAATGTAACTACCCTGCCTTTGGGTAAAATAACTTCGTCCCCCTGCCGCATATTTCATAAAGATACTAGGATCTTTCAAAGGTATTTGTTCTGACAATGTACCTATATGTGTATCATAGAAGAATAATTTATTTTGTTCTTGTTTTAAGATTTTATTATTGTTAAAATAATCATACCAATTATATTTGTAATTTTTAATCTTTCCTGTATCTGGATCAAAATCAGCACTTATCATTAAATCGTTTTGGTATAAGATAAGATCTTCTAATGCAACATCATTATATTTTTTTGAATATTGTTGTATCTCTTCGTAAAATGTTTTCTTATTTTCTGAAATTACAGTCCAAATAAATTGTTGTTTTCTAAAAGTATTACCCCATTTAATATCAAAAGGTGTTTTTCCAGTTGCTTCTATATCTACACCGTTATTGTATCTATCTAAAATTCTATCGTTGTTTGCAATATCACTTATAAAGCCTTCTGTCTTTTTAAATAGATCTAGATAAAAATCTACAAAACGTATTTGATGCATATTTTTAAGGTATTTTGCTATGTAGTACAAATATTTTCCTTGATGTAAAATATCAATAAAAATAGTTAATCTTCTTAATCGTTCAGCATCTTCATATTTCATAGAATATGTTTCATATACTTGTTCTGTATATTCATTTTCATCTTCAGTTACGCCTCTTAGTATTAAATTTTTTCTAGTTTTTATTTTAAATTTTTCTACTTCTTGTGATATTGCACTGTTAGGATACATCTCTAATAAGAAAGTTCTAATGTCAGTAACATCGCCTTGTAACACTATTTCTAAACTATCTAAAAATGAACTAAATGTTTCGCCTGGTAAATTAATAATCATATCGGTGTAAACAGGAACTCCGTCACCTATAAATTTTGATGTTAGCTCTTGATATTTTTCTTTTTGTATATTAGTCCTTTTTACATTGGCTAATGCTTCGTCTGTGTATGTTTGTAAACTTAAACTTACTCCCGATCTTTGTAGGTTATATTTGTTTAGTAACTTTCCTATTTCATATACTCTGTCAGTTGTGTTTTTTGCATTACCTGTATGCATAACTTTTAAACGCGGATTATCTAAAGTTTCATAGTAATTAACAATTTTTTTTGTTATTTCTACATCTCTAGGAAAAATACCAAAGTTAGCATCTCCAAAAAATATTTCATCCATATTTTGTACAAGAAATTCCATTTCCTCAAAAAGTCTTTGATCTGGAACCTGTCTTATTTTTTGTGATACTAATCCTCCCCAGTCGCAAAAACTACAACTATAAGGACAACCTCTGTTTGTTTCCCAAACTGTACCTCTAAGTAATCCTAGTTCATCTACTTGATCCATACAGCGTAAAAAATTTTTATTTTTGAAAGGAGAAGGTGTATCTAAACTTTGGAATATTGCTAACTTGTGTCTTTTATAATGATTTTTTTCTAAGTATGATACGCTATCAATTTCTGTTTTTTCTATCAAGTTCTTTTTATAGAGTAAAATTTGTCTTAATGGATCTTCTCCTTCTTTATGAATTATAAAATCTATATAAGGATGTTCTCTTAAAAATTGTTCTGCTTCTTTATCATAGTAAGGTGCATTGCCACCGCCTACAATAGTAGTGCAATTAGGATTATTTGCTTTTATTTCCCTAAGGAGTTTTAGACTTCTACTAGCATTCCAAATATAAAGTGTTGCTCCTGCTACATCTATATTCTCAGAAGGCATAAAATCGAGTACACTTTTTTGATGCGTATGGAAAATATATGGTAGAAAATTTACGTCACATAATTTAGGATCAGTTTTGCTATATTCTTCCATTAAAGAAAGAGTCATAGGTAAAGTATTCATCCAAGTACTGGATATACTAATTAACTGGACGTTGATCATATTGTATTTAATGGAAAAAGCGTCTAATATATTTTATTATGATATTAGTCGTAAAGTGCTATATATTTTGTAAGACCGTTTACTTTTACTTCTAGCCAACTGTCTATGGCACCCGGAGTGCCTGGAGTGTTACCTACTTGTCCTACTAAGTCAACAGCCGCAACCATTATTTTTCCGGTTGTGCCATCTATTAGAAGTGTGCTTGAATCTGAATATAATGAACCTGTAACATCAGCAGTAAGTCCACCGGTAATAATTGCGTCTCCGCGTATATCTAATTTTGCTGTGGCAGCGTATAGTCCGTATGCTATTCCAGAATCACTTAAAGAAATAGTTCTGTTTTCAGGATGGGCATCAAGGACGCCTGCACCTGAGTTATCACTCATAAAGAAGAAGCCTTGTCCACTGCCAAAGAATCTACCTCCTCTTCTAGTATTTCCGCCTGTGTCAACACCAGTAAAATCTATGTTTCCATATGTACCATTTAAATTAGATAATTGTTTAGCAATAATGTCAATTTTTGCTCTTTCGCCTGTTTCTTTTTCAAAGGCAGCATCAGCCTTATAAGTTGACGCTAAAATTTTGTTGCTAACTCCGTCAATAATAGGAGTACTATCATCACCAAATACAGAACCTATTAGGTCTCCGTTTAGAGCACCATCTGCTAGAATACTTCCAGAAAATGTACCTCCGTGATTACCAGTAGCATTACCTGAAAATGTAGCTGGAGTACTTGTACCATTACCTGGATCTAATATTACGTTACCGTTTGAGGCTTTAATACTACCGCCTTCTACGTTACCTTGTAAATTACCTGTAACATTTCCAGTAACATTACCTGTAACATTTGCATGTACAGGACCTACTATACGTCCTGTGATTCCGTCAACTAGCAGGGTTGAATCATCAGCAAATATAGAACCTTTTAAATCAATTGAACTTGCAGAAATCTGTCCAGTAATGGCTATGCTACCTGTTCCAACAATGCTTTGATTATTTAAATCTAAATTTCCGCCCAGCTGTGGTGTGATATCTTCAATTATGTTTGTTAACTGACTGCCTGTTGTGTCTACAATAACACCACCTACTGTTGAGCCGTCACCTACGTACAACTTTTTTGTATCTGTTGTAAAGATTGGTTCACCTGCTTTAGGTGTTATCCCTTGTCTTTCTGTGTCGGTACCACGTCTTATCTGTAAAGCCATTACTATACTCCTGGATTCGTTCTGCTATGTATATTTATGCCTTTAGTAATCATTTGCCTTTCTTCAAAAATACCCTAGTTCGCTTTTGAATGTCATGTTTTAACCGTTCTGTATCAAGTCTAAAGTCTATATTTGCAATGCTATTTTCATATTCATCGAATAATTCTTGTAGCACATCTTCTAAAACGGCTTCGTCTCCTAATTTATCCCTAGAAGAAATCATGTCAATTTCCCAAACTTTATTGTCTTTAAAAATGACTCTAATACTTGTAAGATACTCTATAGGAATTACATCAACTTTAATGTCCTTGAATACTTCCGGCCATGCATTTTGTACACCCCTAGAAAGTTTATCCTTCTTCGGTGGCATCAGCAGTTGCTTTCTTACGCTTCGTAGGAACAAGATCTTCTGCTTGTTCACGTAAGGCTTTAGCTTCTTTAAAAAGCCTATCTGCCTGACTACGGTAAGATGCTGCTAACTGTTCGTCACTTAGTACACCGTCTTCGGAAGCTACTTCGCCACCTTGATACATTGCAGTTGCATCAACTTGTGGAGCTGTCTGATCAGGAACTGTTTTACCGTCAGGTCCTTTAAGTGCTAAATCGGCAACACTTACTCCTTGTTGCTCTGCAATATTTCTGTTTAGTTCTGCAAGATTAACAGAAGTAGATGAATTAGGAATCATTTCTACTCTACTTGCATCAACTTTATTCATTTTACCTGTTGAATGAAAAGCCGGAAGCATAATTCTACCGTCTGGTAAAGTAGCTCTTGCCATAGCTTCTCCTAGCTCGTATGCGTCTTGTCCTGCAGGTGACTCAATTAACTGTATTAGTGAATCATGTTCTTCTGCGGCAAGACTCTCTGTCATCACAATGACTGCACTGTTTGGTTCACCTGGGACTACCCTATAAACCACAGCACATTTCTTTTTGGTATCATGTAGTCTACCAATATGTTTTAATGCCATTTTATTCTCCTTGTGGCGGTTGTTGTTGGGCCACTGTTGCTAAAAATGTTTCAAGTTTGTTATACACCTGGCCAACAGTCATCATTTCATTAGGTTTAAATGCTCCACGTGAACTTGCAACATCAATAATTTGTTTGATGTTTGATAAGTCGTTTACAGTAAGTTCAGCACTCTGAGCCTGCTGATCTGGTGCAGGTGCTTGTTCTGTTTGTACAACTTCTTTTTCGGCTTTGTCTGCCATTTTATTTTCTCCTATATAATATATATACGCACTTTATTTAATGATACTTTAAAAGTGGACACGCCAAAGTGAAATAACTTAACTCTTTAGCATCTTCAAACCCCACTTTTAGTCTTGTATCTAAGCCGTTTACTTCCCCTACGGCAAGTGTTGTGCCTAGATAATACCTGCCTCTTAGATGATGTGTTATCCATTTATCGAGACTAGATTCTAAATTATACTTTTGTGGCATCACCATGTATTCAAAATGAGGCGGCGGAACCTTCATTTTTCTAATATCAAAAAAGTTTAATGCATTAGGTTTATCTTTAATCATGCCGCATCATAGTGAGCTGTTACACCAAATGGTGCTTGCAAATTTTTATCCATGTTACTATGTATCACAAAAATAGTATCGCAGTAATTGTCATCTCCCCAACTATCCCAAGGATAACCATCTGTAAACATAATAAACTTATTAGGTACAATATCTTGATCTTTCATGTACTTCCAGTTTACATCAAAGTCAGTGCCACCTCCACCGAAGATTTCATAATCTAATAAGTCTTTTCCATCGTCTGCACTAAAGTCTTCTTCATTGTAAACTTTTGTATCAAAAGTCCAAAGTTTAATTTTATAGTCTTTGAACTCTTCCATTATACCTTTTATTTCACCTAAAAAGTCTTGTGCCTGATTATTTCCGATAGAACCACTCATGTCTATTGATATTGCAATATCGATAGTATCCATAAAGTTCATACCTGGCAATACTGCACCTGTGTGCCATCCCTTACGTGAAGGACGACTAAAGGTATAGTCATTTTTAATTGTTGATTGTATTTGCTGACGAATAAGTTCACGCCAGTTCATCTTTGGTTCTGTAAGTTGTTGTATTAAACGTGCAACTTCTCCAGGCACATTACCTGCACCAGCACTCTGTGCGGCTTGCATCATGCCTTCTTTTACTTCGTCTTTAATTCTGTTAAGTTCTTCTTTTGAATATTTAGGTTTGCCCTTGCTAACATTGTTACCATTTTTATCTTTACCGTCTTGTCCTTCGCCTTTGTCGCCTTCGTTACCTTCTGGATCAAGATGTTCGTCAAGTAATTCGCCAAGTTCTTTAAGGAATTCTTCACCATTCTTTTTAGCAGTTTCGTATAGTTCGTCATAAATTTCTTCTGAAGTATACGACTCATATTTAAAGTCTTGGTAACAATCTACAATTTTTGGTTTCTCACCAATTCTATCTCTTACTAATGTATTATTGACTTTGTAGTCTGCGGAGATATTATATAACATAGGATGTCTATGATCCCTACGTCCTAAATGATCAAACACAAGATGCAAAATTTCGTGTGCAATAACAAATTCAATTTCTTTATTGCCCATTGCATTAAAGAATTGTGTATTGAAGAATAAGTTACGACCATCTACAGCCGCAGTGCCTAACCAGTCATCAGCGGCAACAATACGTAAACGTGTTGCCATATTTCCAAACCAAGGATGACGTAAAAGTAATCCTACTCTTGCAACTACAATACGTTCTACAACTTCAACTCTCATTTCTTCAAGTTGTTCTTGTGTAATATCTGGGTCTGGTTGCCAGTGCTTTAGTTTAGTTTGTGTATCTTTAGTGGACATAGTGTGCTACCTATCTCTGTTTATACTATTAATATACTACTATTTACGACAAAAGTCAAGTGAAAAAGGGCGTTTTGGAGAGATCGCCCAACTCTTTTTGGCTTAGGCGCTTTGTGCGGCAGTAATATACTTGCCAAAACGCTC